TGGAGTGACACCATCTGATATTCTAATCTCGCCTGTAGTACTCTCGTAGAACAATCTACCAGTGTGTCCTACATAGTTTTCTGGTGTTGACGCAGCACCATTTCTGCTTAAAAAGAAATCATAAATTGCCATTGCTTATCCTTCGAATGGGCCGTCGTCGTCTGCCAACTCTTTTGTGCTGCTGATGTTTAATCCTGCGTTTCTTTTAATGTGATTGAGCTCATCGTCACCTTCTTCGCCTTCTTCTTCATAAGCGTTTGGCATACCTTCTGACTTCTTTAGAAGTTCCATCTTTGCTTGAAGCGGCGGTATATACTGAGCATCATCAGTGTCTTCTGGGTCAACTACGTCTTGATCCATATCCTGCGTTGCTTTGCTAATTATAGGATCTTCTACGCCGTCAACTTGATCAGCTAGTAATCTTAATAAATCTGATATTTTCATTGGTCGTCCTTTTGTATATTTATAACTTTATGTCCACGGACGTCCGGTTACTAATCCGCCAGCATTTGCGTTGTCTACAATGTCAGCAGCACTATTTGATCCAACTCCGTAAAGTGTAGGTAATTGAGTAGCATCAAGTGTCGCTCGTGGGTTGCCGTCAGCAGCTCTTTTGATTGCAGCGGCTGCTAGTTTAGCATCTTGACGCTGTCTCTTAAATTCTAGTGTTGATATTCCATTTGCCGCCATAATAGTTCTCCATACAGATATTTATCGTTAAATAGCTTTGTGATAGATTTAACTCCATTTCAAAAAACAATCGATGAATTAAAGACACAAGGCAACTATCGTGTGTTTAATGATATAATACGTGAGCGAGGGAAGTTCCCTCGCGCTATCTGGTATGGCCCATATGCTATTAAAGAGATAGTAAACTGGTGCTCAAACGATTACCTTGGGATGGGGCAAAATAAAACAGTCATTGATGCTATGTCAACTGCTCTTATCCAAACAGGCGCAGGCAGTGGCGGCACACGAAACATCAGTGGCACGACACACTATCACGTAGCATTAGAAAATGAGTTAGCAAGACTGCATAACAAGAGTTCTGCTTTATTATATTCTAGTGCGTATGTTGCCAATGAGTGGACAATAATCGCCCTAAGCAAAATCATTACCGACATTGTGTTTCTTAGTGATAGTAAGAACCATGCCTCATTAATTCAAGGCATAAAACACAGTGGTGCTCGCAAACTTGTTTGGACGCACAATGATATGGACGATTTAGAAGAGAAGTTGAGCCAAGTTTCCGCACAGAACTCTACCCCTTGCGTAGTCTTCGAATCCGTATATAGTATGGATGGTGATGTCGCGCCTATTTCTCAAATCTGCGAACTTGCCGAAAAGTATAACGCTATCACCTACATTGACGAGGTTCACGCTGTTGGACTGTACGGGAGGACGGGCGCAGGGTACCTTGAGTTACTAAATCTACAGGACAGAGTAGACATTGTTAATGGAACCCTAGGCAAGGCATTTGGTGTATCTGGGGGCTACGTTGCTGCAAACAGTGTTGTATTAGACGCTGTCAGGAGCGTAGCCTCTGGGTTCATCTTTACTACCAGCATCTCACCTGTGACTTGTGCAGGTGCTCTTGCTAGTGTAAAGTATCTTAAAGACCACAACGAACTTAGGATAGCACATCAAGAACGTGCAACCACACTCAAACGTATGCTAGTAGAAGCAGGTATAGAAGTGTACAAAGATAGCTGTACACATATTGTACCTGTAATGGTACGGGATCCTATACGCTGCAAGACTATGAGTGATGTATTACTAAATGAATACGGAATATATGTGCAAAGCATAAACTTTCCTACAGTAGCAGAAGGAGAAGAGCGATTAAGATTCGCACCTACTCCGTTACACACAGATGCTATGATGAGCGATTTAGTTGAAGCACTTGTTAACGTCTTTAAGGATGTCAAAGGCTATTAACTATCCTACTGTGATAAATAAGAGTGTAGTCCACGGTATTGGCGTACCCGACTACTCTAACACTAGCGAGGAGTATCAGCAAATGTATTTACAAAACAAATACACTCGTATCTATAATAACATCATAGAACAGGCTAAGACAAGAACAATTAATCGCAAACTGGCAGAGTGACTTCGGACGAAACTAAACGCAAAATAGCTAACTCTGCAAAAGAGCGATGGGATAACCAAGATACAGTTGCTGAAGAAGCGCGGCGAGATAAGATTAGAGCAGCGAGAGCTAAACAAGTGATAACTACAGTACAGGTTACCTGTCCGCATTGCGGGAAAACTGGAGGTAATAGGATTATGCCACGTTATCATTTTGATAACTGTAAATTAAGGAAGTCTAAATGATAAATTATCCAACAGTAGCAGTAGGGCAGGAGAGATTGCGCTTTGTACCTACACCATTACACACAGACGCAACGATTGACGACTGTGTGCGAGCAGTAAAGGAAACATTAAATGAATATTCGTAAGGCGCTTTGGTTTACCCTAGGCATGATACTATTAGCTGTTGCATTTATCGGAGTGTATTTGCCAGGGCTGCCCTGGAGTACGCCTGCTGTAGGCGCTGCATACTGCTTCTCTAAGTCAAGTCAGCGTATGCACGATTGGTTGTACAATCACAAGCTGTTTGGCCCGTTCTTAACAGGCTGGAGTGAGAAGCGTATCTTCCCTACTAAGTTCAAATACTTTATGGTTGTAACAATGTGTTCTAGTCTATTGCTGATGTGGTTCACTACAGGTAACCCTAAGGCTATGTTATGGACAGGTGGCTTTATGTTCTTGGTCTGCCTCTGGGGATTTCGTTACCCGGGTAGTGAAGATGAGTACCAGCGACGCAAGGCCGCTGGTAAAAGGATTGCTTGGTTAAAGTAAGTTAGACCGGTTCAAGATCTAACCACTGGTTCCAGCTAGGGTGCTTAACTGTCAACGGAAGCTGCTTACGCTTGCGCACTAGTTCCCAGTATCCTGGGCGGTATGGTGGGTACATAGGCTTCATTAACAGTTTGTTGCCTTTTCGAGTGTTACAAGGTCCACACGCAGTAACGATGTTTTCGAAGTTGGTCTTGCCACCTTTGCTTACAGGTTGGACATGGTCCATTGTAGCAGCACTTCTAGTTACTGGTGTGTTACAGTACTGACACTTATACATATCGCGTAGGTAAACGTTGCTCTTAGAGAAGCGTACCATCGACTTGCTGCGAACGTAATCCTTGAGCATAATTACTGCCGGGACTTTGGTTTCCCAGTTGGCCGATCTGACCATCCAGTCATCATACCATTCAAGAACTGTACACTTGTCGTTGTACATATATAGTATCGCTTCCTTCCACTGAATTGCACTCAATGGTAAGAAAGATACTGGCTGCGCGTCTGTGTTTAATAATAATGTATCACTCATTTTCTTTTCTTTCTGTCTTCTAAGACATTCTAATCTCCTGTTTGTGGACTAAATTTTGACATAGTTGACTGAATACAAGTACGTCCATTCCTATCTGTGAACGTCATAGTAGCGATTCCAGTGTCTTGGTTAGTCCAACCCATGTACACTCCCGGAATTACGATTACTTCTTCTTCTCCGTTTTCATTCTTTGTTACGTCAACAATGCGACCACTTGCTGAAAACAATATTCTTTGCTCTAATCCTTCTGCTGTTAGTAAGTCTGATATTCTTTCGTAGTCGCTGCATGATACCGCTTGAGTCCTTATTTCAAACCCGGGCGGCAGTGTCGAATCTTGTGCTAACACAGGGCCAGCAAGTAACATTGTTGCGGCTACTCCTAATACGTACTTCATTGTTATCTCCTAGATATACTGGTCGATCATACTAGCAGCGCATAAGTCTATAGCCTTTTCCCAATGTCTGGAACTGTTACAATATACTATATCTTCATTTGCTTCACAAGTCAACCAACTTTTTTCTTTAATGATTTCTTTCTCTAATTGGCTAGGGTTCCACCCTGCCATCCCGCTTATGAATTTATAGTTAACAGGCACATCACCCATCTGCATTTTCTCTATCATAAGTTCGTCACTTGACACTGCCGCATAGTTTGCAAAAGCAAGTGTATTAGAACTAGCAAACTCTGTTGTATGAAGCATGAAGAGAGCCTGTTCTTGTATTGGACCTCCTACATATAGTTCATCACCAAGCGGCCACGACACTCCGTGTTTCTCTAATACTGATGGCATATCAAGTCCACTTGACCGATTTAAACAAAGGCCGACATAGCCGCCGATGTTGGCTTCAGTAATTAGTACAACACTCTTGCGAAAGAAATGATCTGTAAGATCGGGATGTGCTACTAATAGTGTTCCTGGTTTTATAAATGGTTTATTCTGCATACTGATATTTACCTTAATGCTGATAGCAAATGTAAAAATATCAATGTGTTTAATCGTAGTTTGGGAAAGTTTATAGTTCTAACTATGTTTACCTATTTATATACTTACAATTATCAAAGTGCCAACGTTTCATACTAGGTTCACCGCCTGTTTTACTTCTTGACTTATAAAATGATTGCGGTATAATGTGATGGCATTCTGTGTAAACGTCGTCAGGTAATGATCTGAAGCGGGCCTGTTCTATAATCTCATAATAGATGCGGGTATACTTATTGTCTATAAATAGCATTGCTGTTGTTCCTTATTAACAATAGAGCAGTTGGAGCGGCTACTCGCGAACTGCGCTTTACAATAATATTTATCGTTTAATTTAAAAACTCACGAATAGTCTGGAAGTGGTCCACCGTGGGATTTACCTTTAATCTTCTTGCCTCCCACGGTGATTCTTTTCTTTCCGACTTTATGAGACTTTTTGCCTGAACGTCTGCGATAGCCTTGACTCTTGCAGCTTGAGAGCGCACTGGCTCCAATTGCTGAATCAGGCTTTGAACTCTTACAAAGGCTGGCGCTTGCTTGCCAATCTACTAGCTCTTCGTCGTCACGGGATTCTGTTATCTCATTTATTTTCATACTAATATTTATCCACTCACCTATATTTGTCAGCTGAATTGTCGAACTCTTCTTCTACTAGGGCAAAGGTAAATGCTTTCCTAGGACCCTTGGTCGTGTTAAGGCAGACTTCACCTGATTTCTCGTGATATTCAATCTTTGTAATTTCAGCCGGCTCTCTATTTTTGCCCACAAGGATTGTTTGCCCTAACTCTAAGTCAAAGCTTATCTTTTTTAGTGTACTCATTGGAAGTCTCCCGTTAACACATTACTGTGTATCAGTATTTATTTGAAATAACCTAAGCAAAGCTAATTAATTATATAATAGGAGACATACATGGATATCGCAGACATCGAAGCAGGACAATCATATGCCTGTAAATTTAAGATAAGAACATTTGTAGACAAAGAAGGTATAGCAGTTGACACCAGAACACTTGCTCCGGGAGAAGCTGTTGTAGGTGGCACTCCGGGCGAGTACGAAGGGTTTGGATACATTGTCAAGCGTGACGCAGACAAACGCCTTGTTGAAGTAATGGACCCTAAGCTAGAACGTGAGTGGGTAGTGAACTGGAACGATACCTGGGATGTTGACGTAATCGAATGGGTTGATAAAAACGATTGACGACACCATAACTCTCTGTTATAATGACTGTAATGTCAATCTTGCATCGAAGGAGTAAACCATGCGAGTAAAAGAAACAGAGATGCCAAAGGTTGTAGATGTAGTTTACAAAGATAACTTTTACGCAAACGTTGGCATGGGCATGGCTTGGACAACATGTGTTAATCAAGCAGCTACTGAACTAGGGTATACTGGCGAACAATTTGATCGAAAGAGTTTGTTCAATAATGCGTAAGATACACGAAATCGATTGTGTTGAAGTTGGAATACATCCTTATGGCCAGGTTGGATCGCGGCGCAGACATCGCCCAAGCTACAAGTTTAAGGCCGAGTTTATTGAAGCTGCACTAAGCAATGGACAATTGATGTTCTTAGAAGACAAACATTGGCGTATGCGTCCGCATCCGCGACACAACCCTACAATAGAGTTGTTTATCGAAGAGGAAGAACTAACAGCTAGAGATTGGACAGTAATTGGATTACTCTTTCAACGAAATAAAGCCTAAGCTAGAGATACAAGTTGACTACCACATAAACAAGTGGACGTCAACTGCTGACCGCAGGGCGCATCATACTAGCTTTTTTGGTAAGCTAAGTCCTGCCCAGCAACAGTTCATATCAACTAAATGCTATAGCTGGCATTTATTAAAAAATACACTAACGCTTACACTGCTACACGAGAAGCACGTCAGCTTTGCTCAGGTGCTTTTTTCTGATGTAAAACTCAAAATAGACCATTAAAGGACAACACAATGAAAACCCTACTAGCCGCAGCACTAGTTGCATTAACAGCAACATCAACATCAGCATTGGCCCACGGAGACGGAACACTGTATCAAGGACACGGACACGGACACGATCACACACTCGGGCATCATCATGATGGACATACGCATCATCAGCCTGTGCCTGTATATCGCGCACCACCTCCTGTTGTTGTTTGTAACTACTATACTGAGAGCCATCGCCGAGGCCCAGAGATTTGGTACTACACCCGCGACTGCTACGGCAACGTAGTCAACACTTGGGCTGAGTACGCACCTGTATACTATTACCAGCACAGATATTAAGGTTGACATCTCAGCAAAATGTCATATACTGTACATATGTATCAACCCTTGGAATATTAGGAACAAACCATGCCTGCATACAAATACAAGAACAGCTTGCTTTGGAATGAAAGCACAGACATCGTAGACAAAGAGATTGAAGAACTGGCTGCTTGGCTACACTCCAGCGAGATTGATGTAGACTTTACCATCGACCATCACGTACACGTAGATGAAGAAGGCAATCGCATCTTGTTCCTGCCCTGGGGTATCAATGACAGACAATTGTTTACTATGACCCTGATCCTTAGTAGCAGTGAACTCAGCTTTGAAGACAAGCCTGTGCATTTTGATAAACCACCTGTGGAGTATGTTGATGACAACTGGAAGCCCAAACCCCAGCGGGGATAAAACAATGAAACTGTATCGCATCACCACTAGCAAACCCTTAACTAAAACTCAGCTGTCTCTAGTAGCCGGTGTTAAGAGCAACAGCACAGTGACCCAAGAACACTTGTACAGTGATGATCCTTTTGACCATCACTGGCTATGGGCTATAAGCGGCGCACAAACTGTTACAGCCAACGATGTGCTGCTGGTAAGGTTTCACTTGGCTGACTGCTACACGCACATTCAAGGATTGTTCGCCAATGATTAAGATACCCCTCAGCGACGACAGTGTGTATTGGGCTGCTGACTCACCAATTAAAAAGCTGCTCCAAGGCCACGACTATCACGTATCCCTTCCCAGGCGGAATGACGGATACACTCCTCCTATAATAAACATAAGTCCAACAGTGAGCGCAAACACTTTAACAATGATTAGGTTACTAGCATGATTGGTATTGACATTACTGACATTGATGCGTATGACCTACACGAGCAACAAATCAGTGAGTTGCTCAGCGACTACTTCTGGTATTTCTGGCGCAACGGATCGGCCGACTGCTACATGTTAAAAGTAAGCTCACTAGTGCCCAAGACTACTTTAACAATGATTAGGTTACTGGTATGAGATACGAATGGGCAATGCGGAGGTAACATACTACCCAGCAACGATGAGATCAAACGTATTGTAGGCAACAAAAACTTCGTAACTACTGCATTTGATTTGAATCGCATTGACGGCATTGCCACCACTGGCACACTGCCCATTCAAATAGTTTTTGTGGTAGAGACTGATGAGCCTCTAAACCCACACAAGAAACTGCTGTTAGATGTATTGTTGAGCAACATATAAACTAAGCACACACTACAGAACTTTACAAGTAAAGGCCCCGCTGTTGCTGATTGCATATACAACAAAAAAACATCTTATACATATATACAGATCGTACACGCATATAGGCCCCGCTGTTGAGGTCTATGCACTCAAGCAAAAAACATCTTATACATATATACAGATCGTACACGCATATAGGCCCCGCTGTTGAGGTCTAGCATTCACACCTGCGCGTAAATACTAGTATGATTCACACCAGTCTTATAAGAACCCTCAGCGAACCTCCTACACACGCGCAAGCACAGCTTGATCAACTGTTGCCCAACCACAACTACCATTGGACAGGCTATAGTGGGCATCGCTATGGTTTAAAAATCGTTTGGGAACTTGAGAAGAGAGTCTTTTGCGTAGCAAAGCGACCCCTATGGATGATAGACGATAGAGTGTTACTGCTGGTAGACACTGTTAGAGAGTCTTTTGCGAAGCAAAGCGACCCCTAAGCAGCTACTACGTAAATGAAATATACTAGACTAGTATCGTATTCAAGACTTTAACTGTAGAGAAACTGAGCCTTAACTATAGAGAAACTGAGCCTTAACTATAGAGAAACTCGGAGTATTCAAAAAGACCTTAGAGCAGTCAAAAAGACCTTAGAGCAGTCAAAAAGACCTTAGAGTATTTGAACTATACCCCAGCCGACCTCAGCCAAAGGTTTAACAAAGTGCTATAAGTCTTTGAATTCTGCGAGAAAAACCACCACGACAGGCACCTGTCGCCAGGTCGTTAGGCGGTTGTAATGGTGGTTAACCTGAATAACCTAATCGAATCAATAGCTTAGTACTACTAGTTCATCCTCAAGTCTGGGCTTAATAGTGCTTAAAGATCAATGACTTAGCTCAACTAGTTCAACCAGAATTCACTATTTCAAACTCTTACTACGTGTGATCGACTTTTTCAATGTTTTCAATGGGTTAGCGGGTTTTCATCATGTATTACATCAAGATTTGAAATTTCTCAATGTTTTCAAAGTCTTACTACGTGTGATCGACTTTTTCAATGTTTTCAATGGGTTAGCTGTGGATGTAGATGTGATGGTCAAACTCTTACTACGTGTGATCGACTTTTTCTAAGTCGTTGTGTTCGTTGAGTATATTGGCACCGAGATTGTTTAATGAAATCAATGAGTTATAGGCCTGGGAGATAGTTTAACATTAAACCATTTTCGCATATAAGGTTTATTATGTTATCTTTTCTCAAGGTAGTTTAACGTTAAACCATTTGGGGAGAAGGTAGTTTAACGTTAAACCATTTTAGGAGATAGTTTAACGTTAAACCATTTTCACATATAAGGTTTATTATGTTATCTCGGCGGGATGACTTATAAGGTTTATTATGTTATCTAAAGAGATGGTTTAATCATTAAACCATAGAGTCAGGGCTCCGTGCCCTCCCGTCTGCTGCTTCTGGCTATCGCCTTGTCACCAACCTCACTTACAGTATAGCACCTCTAGCCGAGACTGCAACCAAATTGAATCCAATGATTTCAAGCAGTTAGGAAATAAATTTATTTTTCTAAGTCATTGAAGTTGTTGGAAACTTTTCGGTTGCATTAGTGTGAAATTTGATTAAAAAGAGGTTGACAATGGCACCGAAAGGTGCTATTGTTATTGTATAGGGCAACACACAAGAGGGAACAGCACAATGACTGTTAAGCAACTTAAAGCTAAAATGAATCAAGCGTTTGACAACCATGCCGCAGAACTTGCCGCAGGCAACACCCAGCAGATCCAAGCAGCTTGGAACGTGTACGCGATTGCAAAGAACACTTATATGGAAGCATATTTTGGGGGCGATGAATGAAAAACGGTTGACACAGCCACAACGCTGTGTTATAGTTAACGTATAGGGCAAACAAACAAGAGGGACTACCGCAATGGCATATGTGATTTACCGCAAAGACACCACAGCTATTCCAGCGCAACTGCGTGACAAGGCTTACAAGACACTGCCAGCAGCTAAGGCAGCGCTCACACGTTTCAACACTGCGTGGGCCAAGACACGTGGCAAGTTGGGCAACGAGCCAGAGGCGCCGCAGTTCACAATGGGCATTGCGGAGGTTGGTTATTATTATGAGAACATTGAGCGCACGGTGACACGTGTCAACATGATGAGCGGCAAGAAGTACCAGGAGCGGGTGAACACTTCAATTGCTTGCTCGCCGGCTTCGGAAACCTACTGGTGCTCGTAAGAAAAAGGTTGACAATGGCACCGAAAGGTGCTATTGTTATTGTATAGGGCAAACAAGGAGACGACAACATGAGCTACTGGAACAACGAAGGCACATACGAAGCTGAAGCTGCGACACTGCAAGAGCTTGTACCTGCGCTGGGCAAGTCAGATACATTCAAAGGCGAGATTTGGCGCGCTGCCACAAAGATCTACTACGACTACTTCAACAACGGTTGGGGCAACAACTGGAAGCAGGCCGCTGCGTTCCTTATCACCAACATCGATCTTGACGAAGCCACACGCGACATGCTGTTCCAGCACGCCAACAACAACATGGGCGATGGCTTTGATGAGCAGCTAGACGCGATGATTAACACTGTGATTGTTCAACTGCGCTCAATCGAAGACACGCCTAACACGCAGGACATGTGGGAGTTCGAAGCTGACTGGGAACTGGATCGCAAGTTTGCTGGCGACAGCAGACGGGCACGGCGCCTTCGACGAAGATGAGGAATATGATTATTAATGGTTGACAATGGCACCAAACGGTGCTATTGTTAATGTATAGGCAAACAAACAAGAGGACAGCGATATGTTTGATCAGTGGAACACCGCAAAGACATTCAAAGCAGGCCAGTTCGATATCGAGGTCGCGTGGGCATACGAAGATATGCCGTTGCGTGATTGTTTTGACGAGGACTTGTTTGACCTCGAAGACCTACAAGACCGCTGTGAGCGTTATGTAGACACGCACTATATGGTTCGCGTCCGCGCGCTGTGCGACGGTGTAGAGATGGGGGCAGACTACTTGGGCTCGTGCTACGCAAGTGACTGCGACCCTGCAGACGACATCGAGCTCGGTATCGACGGCTACTTGGAAGATATGGTAAGCTCAGTTGTAAGCCAAGCGCAGGAAGAAGCTGTAAAGATGTTGGATCGTCTTAAGGCAGATTTCCTTTCTTAATGGTTGACAATGGCACCAAACGGTGCTATTGTTAATGTATAGGCAAACAAACAAGAGGACGACACAATGGACATCACAGTAGCACAGATCCAGGACTGGCTTTCGGAAGCAGAAGAAGCAGCTCGCATCGCAGCCGCAGAAGCATATGCGAAGAATGGCAACTCAGACTGGGACGCCTGCGGGTTTGGTTGGGTTAACATCTACAAGTTCGAAGGCAAGAACCTAGACGGGCGTTCGCGTTTGGCTAAGCTGCTCAAGAGTGCAGGTGTGCGTCAGAACTACACACGAGCGTTCGAAGTATGGAACCCAGGTGGTTACGGCGGGCAGAGCATCTCAATCAAAGAAGCTGCGGCCAGTGCCTATGCAGACGTGTTGATCCGCAAGGGCTTTACTGCCTACGCTGGCTCGCGTATGGATTAATGGTTGACAGCACTGCGCTGTGGTGCTATTGTATATGAGTAGGGCAACACAAAGGAACGACATATGAAACCGATCCGCGAAGTAACCAACAAGATCCACGCTGCTATTGCAGAAGGTACATTGGATCCATTGCAGGTAGCTGAAGCTGCACTGCGTTTTCTCAGCGAGGACGATGTAGCCACAATGGCACACAACGAAGAGTTCTTCCTCTACGAAGAAGAGTTCTTGGAAGGCGACGACGACTTTGCACTCATGGAGGACTTCTAAAAAAGAGGTTGACACAGCCCTAGGGCTGTGCTATTGTAAGTTATAGGGCAACATAACAAGGGATACACTATGTATAAAATCACAGTTACTAAAGACGCGGATCCAGGCCTTGCAGGAATACCAGCCGTCATAACGGGTGTAACCGACGATGGCGTAGAACTGGTTCTACGGTTTGATGAGGGCTCGGGACTTTTTGCTCATCCCAAGAACGTTGTCCTACTGAAAAACAAATGATTGACATTGCGCCGCTCCAGTGCTATAGTATTGGAGTAGGGCAACGCACACAAAGGAACCGCATATGGACAAGATTCGTGCTGAGAAATGGCAGAAACTGATCGACCTGCTGGACGAAGCAGATGGGCTCCAGCAAGAGCTGTTGGGCGATGTAGACGAGTTTGCTTGTAAAGAGTTCCACGAAGCTATCACAGCTATCGCCGAAGACTTGGAAGGTTGGGCTGCTGAAGAAGAAAAAGAGGTTGACACTACTGCGTAGACGTGCTATAACTTACAAGTAAACAGCAACAAGAGGGACACAAGATGCTGACACTGGAAAACACTGTTCGTTCGTATAGCGGCAAGCTTGGCTGTATGTGTGGCTGCAATGGCACCTACAACGAAGGTAGCCGTGCTCGCAAGATGGCTATCACTGCACTGCTGAAGAACCCAGACGTGCAACTGCAAGCGTGGAACCGAGGACGCGGCGACGATGCGGGCTGCTTGTTCGTTGACACTGCTACTCGCACCCGTGTGCTGTACCTCAATGAAGAGGGTGTTGCTGTTGCTCGTGCTTTGGGCGTTGGAGAAGTAGAATAAATGGTTGACACAGCCTTAGGGCTGTGTTATTGTATATGAGTAGGGCAACACGCATACAAGGAGCATGATATGCAAATCACAGTAAACATCGATGCCTATCTAAATAAGCAGCAGCTGGAGCGTATTGCAGGTGACTCAATTGCAGCCAAGCTGGATACCATTGTGCAGCATTTGTCAAATGAGTTCGGTGTGTATGCCGATGCAGGGCAGTCTGCCAGCGGGCTATGGATTGAGTTGGATGAAGGCTCGCCTGTGGACTTTGTCAAAGGCTTAGACACTTACAAGTTCTTTTGAAAAAGAGGTTGACACAGCCTTAGGGCTGTGTTATTGTAAGACATAGGGCAACACACAAGGGAACGACATAATGGCATATGTAAGCAAAGACACCAAAGCAGCGTTGGCACCAGCAATCAAAGCAGTGCTTAAGAAGTACGCTGTCAAAGGCACCATCGCAGTTCGCAATCACAGCAGCTTGGTAGTCAACCTGCGCAGTGGCGCATTGGACTTGATTGGTGATGCCAACGCTTGGAACCAGCAGTATGCAGAGCGCACAGGACAGCGAGCTCACCCTGTGACTGACTACTACCAAGTGAACCCGTACTATGCAGGCACAGAGCACAGCGTTGACCCGCGTGTAGGCGAGTTCTTCGAAGAGCTGATTGCTGCAATGAAAGGCAACCTGTGGTACAATAACAGTGACGCACAGATCGACTACTTCGACACAGCCTACTACCTGGACATCAATGTAGGCAAGTGGGACAAGCCCTACGTGTTGGAAAAAGAATACGCATAAACTGGTTGACACTGCTCTACTCCGGTGCTATAGTATTGGAGTAGGGCAACGCACAAGAGGAGCACACAATGCGTTCAATGAAAGTATACGGTATCAAAGACGGCGGTGCAGAGCAGTATGTGGACACAGTCTACTCAGCTGCTGAAGGCAAGCAGGTTCACGTGCTGATGAAGCTGCAAGGCCACTTCGACGAGATGGTTGTGCGTGATGCGCTGGGTGGCAAGCAGATGCACCGCGACTTGCGTGTTGATCAAAGTCTTATGCAGCCTGCATAATAATGGTTGACACTGCTCTACTCCAGTGCTATAGTATTGGAGTAGGGCAACATAACAAGAGGGAAACACGTTATGGATTATATCTTTGAAATTATGCAGCTGGACAATGACAAGATTGCGCCGGCTATGCAGAAGTTGAACGAACTGCAAGCAGAGTTCCATTCTGCACCCTACGACCAGGCCCGTATTGATCGACTGGAATATGAACTGGAACGGATGATTAACGAATAAAGGTGTTGACAGCATCAGTGCTTGATGCTATAACTAACACATAGGGCAACATAACAAGAGGGAAACACGTTATGGAAAACATTTACTGGCACAACAAAGGCAAGTACCAAGCAGACTACGCACGCCTTTGCGAAGCATTGATTCCTGGAATGGGCAACTGCGAAACTGTAGCAGGAGAGATGCTGCGCTGTGTATCACGCCTTGCACACGACCTTTACAACAACGGTATGGGCAACAACACGTCAGGCGCTGTGAACTTCCTCAAAGCCAAAGGCGCTATTGACAGCAACACTCACGCAACCATCTACGAATACACACGTGGCCTGCTGTATGACGGGCGCTACAAAGGCGACAGCTTGCAGGTTGCTGTAGAGCACGCCATTGACAGTGCAATGGAGCTCATCCTTGCACACCCTGTGCTGGCTACCCTGCCCAACACGGAAGACATGTTCGACTACGAGGATCCCGAGGAAGTGTACGAGGACGACTACTACGCATAAGAGATCCCTCAGAGCAGCGTGTTAAAAATGGTTGACACGCTGCTCAACTCGTGCTATAACTAACACATAGGGCAACAAAGAGGACACTGCTATGTCGATGATGGACTACTACCTCTACTATGACGAAGATCAGGACTGTGCTGAAGAGGCAATGCCCGAGCACACGCCTGTTGAGCCTGTGCACCTGTTGGAACTGTATCAACGTGGTCTGCTCCAGCTGCGCGAAGTGTTCAGTCACCGGGGGTGGCATCACAAGCTCACGCTGATGCAGTGGACAGACACTGGCGACGAGTATAACGCTCAGATGTGGGACGGGCCCACGGGCGAAGAATATGGGTGTCACGATGTTGAAAAATACAATGAATGGGGTTGACACGCTGCTCAACTCCTGCTATAACTAACACATAGGGCAACAAAGAGGACTACACTATGAGCCATATGACTGCACTGAAAGAAATGTTTCCGCGCACAGACAACACCCGTCACTCCGCGTTCTGCGAGCGTGTTCCAATGGACCTATTTGAAGCAATGGAATCCGAACTGCGCACAGAGATGCGAGCAAAGGGCTACCGTGCCATGTATCGCGGTCCGCGTGTGAGCAACGATACCCGCGGCATTCCTTCAATGACACGGCGCTGCGATGCGACTCACGTGTTGCTGTATCGCAAATAAATGGTTGACACAGCCTAAGGGTTGTGCTATATTAAACAAGTAGACAGAAACACAGTGTAGAGGGAATATACACAATGGGAACTCGTTCAACAATCGCAATTGAAAACGCAGACGGCACAGTCACTGGCATCTATTGTCACTGGGATGGCTACCTCAGCAACAACGGCCGTATCCTGCAAGAGAACTACACAGACGAAGCTAAGGTGCGTGAACTGATCGCACTAGGCGACCTTAGCAGCTTGGGCGAGACTGTTGGCACCAAGCACAGCTTCGACAATGCTCCTCGCAACGAGTGCAACGCTTACGGGCGCGATCGCGGCGAGAAGGATGTGGGTCCTGCGAGCTATGACACCTACGCAAACTTCCTTGACGTGATGGGGCAGGAGTTCGACTACTTGTTTGTGCCCGGCAAGGGCTGGCAAGTGCGCTACTTTGGCGAGTGGGAAAATACCGAAAGCCCGCTTGCAGAAGCACTGGTTAAGGACGCAGAAGAAGCGTAAGGCCGCGCTGCTATATATACACAAGCAGGTTGACAGAACGATCTGCTTGTGTTATACTAAACGCACAACAAAGGTAATGGAGGGTAGTACCATACCAAATTGGAATTCGAATGTAATCATCATTGATGGACCTGCGGATAAGATCCGTGCGCTGTGGGACGCTGCACAACCTGCAGAAGGCAACGACGGCTCACTGCTGGAAGCAATGGCGCCCATCGGCGAGTGGGACTACGATACTGCTGTTACTGCTTGGGGCACCAAGTGGGATGTGTCGATGGAAGGGCTTCAGCTCATTGAAGGCGGCGACGGCACTGCGAGCATTCAGGGCTATGCTGACTCAGCTTGGGGCCCGCCCATTGAAGCGTTCCAGACCTATGCTGCGGCCAACGACGATGTGTTCCTGTCGCTGAAATACTTTGAACCCGGTATGAGCTTTATCGGACAGTGGGATTCAGAAGCAGGTGACGACTACTGGGAAGACGTGGGCAGCTTGCTGGAGACTACTGCTGAGTCTGATCCGTTCCTTTACGAGCTTATGGAAGAGTTCGACGTGTGGGGTTGGTTTGACGACGAGGAAGAGGAAGACGAGACTGCTGAAGAGATCGAACTTAGCGAAGAATAATGGTTGACACTAGGCCCTCCTTATGCTATTTTGTATAAGTAACGCAAGGAGGGCATCAAATGCGCATCACAATCAAAGCTGAAGACATCACTGTTCGCAACCGTGCTTATGGCGAGGCACGTTCGCAAGGGCGTCTTGCTACTCGCAGCATCTGCGACAAGACCAAATATCGCCGCAAAGAAAAACACAAAAAGAAGTTGACAGACTAGGCCCTAGGTGCTATAACTAACACATAAGCAACGAGAGGGACACAAGATGCTTTACGTAGATGTTAAGACTGTAACTGCAACTGAAGACGGTTTGTTTACTGTGGTACTTGCGTGTGACGGCGTAGAGGTGCAGTGCGAAGGCGTAGCGTGGTTTGACGCAGCATACGACGAAGACGAGCTGATAGCAGTGTTTGAAGAATGGCAAGACTTGGCGCTTGAGCCCGAAGAAGGCTATACTTTTGTAGGCGAAACAGTATTGTAAAAAAATAGCAGTGCAGGCAAAATAACGCTTGCACTGCTCGTCATATGCTATAACTAACACATAGGGCAACACACAGAAGGAACTACACAATGGCACCGAAAGGTGCTATTGTTATTGTATAGGCAAACAAGGAGACGACGATGACTAATGAGTATGTTGCGGAGCGGGTCAAGCGGTTGCTAGCGAACGAGATTGAAGACAACGAGACTGAGATGGAGATGCTGACTGTGCTGCCCGATGGCTCACTTAAGGTGTATGGCTTCACTGGCGAAGCTGTTATAATTAATTTCAAATAAGGGGTTGACATTGGCACCAAAGGGTGCTATATTAAGTTATAGGGCAAACAAACAAAGAGGGACTACACAATGGCTAACATGAGCTACTGCCGCTTCCAAAACACTGTACAAGATCTTCAGGATTGCTTCTACGCAATCGAAGAAGCTATTGAGCAGGGCGAGAGCATGGATCTTAGTGATGATGAGAAGCGCGCCTTCAATCGCATGTTCAACTTGATGGAGGACATGATGCCGATGATGGAAGCAGTCACTGAGCTCGAAGATGAGTTGGAGGCTGCTGAATGAGCTGGGACCGCACAGGGGAGAGTGTCACTGGCGCATACCTTGAACAGTTCGACTTCACAGGCGTCGTTGAGTCGTCGCGTGTGACCTATGGTGGAGCAATTCAGCACACCATCTTACTTGGTAATGAAATTATTGTATTCGATGTGGCGCGTGAACGCCTGTTGGTACTTGAAGGAGACTTGAAATGATTACTGCACTTATCGGTATGTTCGCTATCCCCTTGATGCCCGTTGCTATCGGAATGGTGTATGCTTAACATCCGCGGCGCCGAGCACCGTGCGATCTACGACAGCATTCCTTAAACAAAATGGTTGACAATGGCACCGAAAGGTGCTATTGTTATTGTATAGGGCAAACAAGCTAAAGGAGTTTAGCACATGGGACGCAAGACAATTGAAGTTGGCAAGCTGTTGAAGATTGCAAATAACTTCCTCGCAGCAGAAGCAACAACCGCCGAAGAGCGCGAAGGCGTCTGTTCTATCATCGAAGCGGCGCTGTTCGAAAGCGGCAACTATGAAGGCTTCCGCTACCTCGAGCAAGAGCATCACGCAGACGGCACGTTGAAGACATTGGGCTGCGGCTCACGACGCTATTACTTCACTAACAAGGTCACGCAAGAAGCCTTTGCCGCCGAAGACCGTAACATCAACAAGATTCGCGTGTAAGAGGTTGACAGCAGCCGCAGAGATGCTATTATAAACAAGTAGACAACAAAGAGGGTACTTATATGTCGACTATCGAACAACGAGCTGACTGGGCAATGGCCGCAGCGGACAACATCGATCGCAACCTTGCTGACGCAGTGGACGGCGACCTCGACAACATCCAAGAACATATGTACACCTTAGCGCACGACGGCGCAGTGGATGCCGGCGCTACAATGGAAGACGCAACAGAAATCGCAATCATGCTAGCAGGAGAACAATAATGTTTACAGTTTACTTTGCCCGTGGGTACTTCAACGAAGAGATCGTGGCTACATGCCGCACAGAAGAAGCAGCAGTTGCCCGAGCAGACGAAGAGTTTGCTAACGGTAGCCGCGACATTGAGGTCTACGATAGCGCAGGTGTGTGCATCTACGTAGCCGACGAAGAAGTGTTGTTCGACGAATATTAATGGTTGACAGCCACTAGTGATCGTGCTATATTAAGTTATAGGCAAACAAACAAAGAGGGTACTACACAATGTCAAATGTACGCACAGCAATCCAAGCAATCCGCGGTATGAGCAACGACGAGATCAATGAGATCATGGAAGCGATCCGGCTCCAGCGTAACTTTAACTCAAAGGACGCTGTGCGTTCGTTTATGGTCGGCGACACTGTCAAATTCAACGCTGGTCCACGCCGCGGTATGCGCTACGGCACTGTTACCAAAGTCAACATCAAAAACATCAAGGTGCGCACCACAGACGGTGCCAACTGGAATGTTGCTGCTACGCTGCTGGAACAGGATACTTCCAAAGCGTAACACATCACCAGCAGGGCTTAGGCCCTGCTTCACCGCCGATATCATAACTAGGAGAGAACAGATGTCAAAGAGTATTGTTAATCAGATTACCTCAATGAGCGAACGGCGGATCGAACAACTGGCAGCATCACTTTACGCTGCTGACCCAGCACAGGCAATGGCACTGGCCAAAGCGATTGGGTTCGAAGATATGGAAGCCATGCTAGACAGCCGGGAGGGTGTTGCGGTATAAATAGACTACGCTCCAGTAGCACAATTGGTTAGTGCATTCCGCTCATAACGGAACGGTTGTAGGTTCAAGTCCTACCTGGAGCACCATACGCCCCCTTGGTGGAATGGTAGACGCGGGAGACTTAAAATCTCCTTCCTTAGGGAGTGCCAGTTCGAGTCTGGCAGGGGGCACCATAGTTAACGGATCCTTAGCTCAGCTGGGGAAGAATATATTTGATGGACCCTTAGCTCAGCTGGTGAGCTATTGAAGCGTAGAATACATATGCTGTCTCCGTGGCACAACTGGACAGCGCAAGGCACTTCTAATGCCTAGGTTGGGGGTTCGAGTCCCTCCGGGGACACCATATGTATTCTTCGATCAAAAAGTACTCTTCCTGCTAACTTTTCGGTTGACATCGGTATCAATCAGTGCTATAACTAATGTATAGGCAAACAAACAAAGGGTAGCAAGATGACAGCAACAGAAAAAGCAATGGCAGCAGAATTGGAGATCAGTAAGTGCCTCGAGGCACTTACTGATCTCCAGCTGCTTACCGCTATGGAAGCACTCGACAGTGACCCAGCGCCGCAGCATGTTAAAGATCTTATCATGCGCAAAATCAACAGCATTATGAATGTGCGTATTGGATTGGAGGCGTAAGATGGCAACGTGTCCAGAGTGCTTTGAACGCAAACCGTTTTGGGCTCGTCGTTGCCATAGTTGCAACGAAGAGATTGGATTCTTGCGTCAGCTATATACTCAGTGGGTGATCCTTACAGTGACCTTTGGGTCTATGTGGGTGTTCTATGCTGCGTTCGCAGGCGGCGTTTGGCATGCATTGTTCTGGAGCCTAGTTTGGGTGCTTGGTCCACTCATCATTGCGTTTCCGTTCATATTCATCTATTTTCTAAAGTTTGCAAAATAAACGGTTGACACTAGCGCGTTAGGTGCTATACTAAACAAGTAAGCAAAGAAGGGCAACGTATGACACAGATTAAAATCAACAACGGTAGCTATAAGATCCGCGGCGCTGAGACTAGCATGTCCGGCAATGTGTTTGAGCTTGTAGAAGAATTCAAAGTTGGTAAGATTGGCGGCTACGTAACCGTAGATGGTCGTAGCGTTGCCGGCTTGCCCGATCGCAACATCAAGATCCGCTGCGATGGTCCAGAAGACTACACGGTGGTCACAGGCCCCGCTAATGTACAGGCGATTGACGAAACAGACGAGCAGATCATTGAGCGGCTTCGCAACCGTTTCGACATGCTTTCGGAGATGACCAAAGCAGTCAAGAAGGGCGCTGTTGGCGCTATGATCGTAAGCGGACCTCCAGGCGTTGGCAAGTCACATGGTGTTGAGGAAGTGCTTGATCGGTATCAGATGGTTGAGACGCTGGGTGGCAGTCAGAAGCACGAGGTAGTCAAAGGCGCAATGAGCGCGATTGGCTTGTACTGCAAGCTCTACAAGTTCTCCGACAAGGACAACGTGTTGGTGTTCGACGACTGTGACAGCATCTTTAACGACGAGCTGTCGCTTAACATTATGAAGGCGGCACTTGACTCAAAGAAGAAGCGTGTGATTCACTGGAACACAGATAGCTACAAGCTACGCAACGAAGGTGTGCCAGATCAGTTCGAGTTCAAAGGCTCGGCGATCTTTATCACTAACTTGAAGTTCGACAAAGTCAAAGGCAAGCTGCGCGAGCACCTTAAGGCACTTGAGTCACGCTGCCACTACATTGACTTGACAATTGATACAGACCGCGAGAAGATGCTGCGCATCAACCAAATCGTACAGGACGGCATGTTGGACAGCTACGGCTTCGACGACGAGACACTTGAAGAGATCATTGACTTCGTTGACATCAACAAAGATCAACTGCGTGAATTGAGCCTGCGTACTGTACTGAAGATCGCAGACTTAGTAAAGAGCTTTCCAGATCGCTGGGGCGACTTTGCACAGAATACCGTTATGCGGTAACGAGATGGTGTTGCGTTTGGCAGGTTGAGCTATGCTCCCGCAAACGCAACACTTAAAGCAGGGTTAACCTGCGACAGTGCTGGACACTTGTTTGCCCTCGGTCCAGCGCACTACAGAGCAAGAGTGCTGCCCTCGCACTATGCTCTAACTGCTCGGGATGCGGTTGCCCTGCTGCTCCCGAGCATTTTTCTCTTGACAAGACGTCCAAACGGTGTTACTATGAAAGTAAGAAACAAAGGAGAGTCCGAATGAATAAGCTCATCGCAGTCGCACTGGCTGGCATTGTGTTCGTAACCCCGGCGCAGGCTGGCAATGAAGATGTCATCGTCGGAGCCATTGTTGGCGCGATCCTTGGCAAGGTGCTCAGTGATAGTCACGGGCATCAGCCACAGTACTATCCACAGCACAGCCCACAAGTTCAGCTACCACAGCACAACCCACGCAACTCACCACGCTTGCCGGGCTACTCACGTGGTGTAAACAACCCTAGCGCAGTGTGCTCGAGCACAGCACAGCACAGTGGGAACTGGGTTATCGTGCGTCAATATAACTGCTATGGCGAACTGCTCGGTGTTCAAAAGAGTGTGCGTCACTACTAATTAGTGGTTGACATTGGCACCGTTCAGTGCTATAGTATATGTATAGGGCAACACGCTAAAGGAGATTAGCACATGACTCAGTGGAAAGATATTTCAACGTTCGACTACGGTGCGTATCGCTATGTGGACGTGCTAGTGCGTGGCAAGGATGGTGTGGCTGTGGCTGCTTGGGACCCCGCGGAATTTGCATTCATCTCCGACCTCCGCGGCAAAGGTATGGGGGAAACCGTATACGGCCCAGTTGCTTGGATGGAAATTCCAGAGTAAGGATAATGAGATGACTAGAATTTTTATAGTGATGATGATCGTGACTCTTGTAGTGGGACTTGCGTCAGTGTCCTTTGTGGTCAGCAAGTGTGGCGCCAAGGGGCTGCTCTACGGCAATGGCGCGGTGATCGTTGCTGCTTCAGGAGTGTGCGACGACAAATAAATGGTTGACATTGACACCATTAGGTGCTATAGTATATGTATAGGGCAACAAGGAGATAATGAAAATGACCAACTGCTGCGCAAAGAATAAAGTCTGGGTTAATAAGTTCGCTGACCTTGAGGTTCAGGACGTCGATAGCAAGGGTGCTCTAACCAAAGATTATGTTGCCTTTGATGTAAATGTTTTTATTTGCAAGGTTTGCAATAAAATTCATTTAAGCGCGGATTAGGCTTGTAATCTGCACCATTAGGTGCTATAGTATATGTATAGGGCAACAACACAAGAGGGCAACAAGATGGCATATGTAAGCAAAGAAGACAAAGCGAAGTTGGCACCAGCGATCAAAGCTGTGCTTGCCAAGTACAACATGAAGGGCACGATCGCCGTGCGTCATCACAGCACATTGGTTGTCACTGTGCGTCAAGGCGCTATCGACTTCGGTGGCACCGACATCGACGTTAACGTTTATTGGATTCACGAGCACTACAAGGGCAAGGCTAAGAAGTTCCTTACAGAGCTGCTGGCGGCTATGAAGGGGCCGGACTTCTTTGATCACTCAGACTCAATGACTGATTACTTCCACCGCAGCCACTACACAGACATCAACATCGGCGCATGGAACAGGCCATACGCGCTGGCCAAGTAACACACAAACAAAGGACGAACATCATGGGAATTTATTACAGAGGCATCAGCAAGCGCACTCGCACTGTCAAAGGCGTTACGTTTGCGTTCACTAACTTCCACGGCAAAGCGCCAGTGAACCGAGTCGAACCCAACCGAGCGTGGAACACCTTTGTTACCAAGAGCTCAAAGACCGCAGACGAGATGGCGCTCAAGGTCAACTATGTAGTCATGGCCAACACCATCACCGAGATGGCCGAATATGGCGAGACTGTGATCGCTGCGTGGAATGGACAGTCGACTATGGACGATCACTTTTGGGACACCAAGGCTGTTGGCAAGGTGATCAAGCGTGGCAAGCGGTGGCAGGTTGAGTTCAGCCCTGCCTAAACAAAATGGTTGACATCGGAACCGTTTGATGCTATATTATATGTATAGGGCAAACAACCAAAGAGAGACGCACAATGATTAAGTTTACAAGCATCGTAGCCGCTGCAATGATTACCGCAGGAGCGGCATCAGCATGTGAATACAAAGCACACAACATCAACATTGACTTCAACGGCACCGCGCCAATTGCAGGTGCGTGTGAAGGCGCAGTGACAGCGATCAAGTTCTTTGAAGATGTAGGCTACGACGAGCAAGTGTTCACTGTAAACATCACAGTCACTGACGCTGTCTACACTTACATGACAAACGAGAACACAGGCGAAGAGATTCCGCTTCGTGCGTTTGGCCTGTATGACGGCGAATCAAATCAAATCACAATAAGCGCCTTGGGCACTGACTACATGAACTCACGCACTGCATGGAACACTGATGCGCGTGATGACACCAGCGGCATGCCAATCACTGAAGAGATTTGGGCAAGCGTTATTACACACGAGACAGCTCATGCACTTAGCACACAGGTCTTCAACAGGCTGAACCCTGTGATGGTGAGCAACGGCTATTTTATGCCACATGGCCCAAGCGAGTATATTTCTTACATGATTCAACTCGCTACTACACGCGATGAACTGCGTGATGAGATCATTGCCAGCTTTGACAACCCTACAGCGTTTGCACACAGAGACAACTTGAATCCGTATGTCCACTTTGCTCACCCACACAAGTATGGCGTCCGCGCGTACCTTACACAGAACATGGATTGGTTCCATAATGCACTGAGCGGCAAGTTTGGTCAACTGCCGGATTGGTAAATTAGAGGTTGACAATGGCACCACTAGGTGCTATTGTTATTGTATAGGCAAACAACAAAAGACGAGGGCAGTCAATGAAGTTTATCAAAGTTATCGCGCACACAGTCAATGTCGCGGCATTAGCCGGCATGATTGGAGTATACGCAGCAAACAATGTCGCAGCAGACACAGCACAAGACACGATGTCAGTTGCTGATATTGTAGGCGCCGCCGAACTACTGTGTCTACAGCAAAACATCTACTTCGAAGCAGGCAACCAAAGCCTGCTGGGCAAGGTATCCGTTGCGTGGGTCACACTCAATCGAGTAGAGGACGATCGTTATCCAGGAACGATCTGCGGCGTAGTCAAGCAAGGACTCAAGGATGACAAGGGCAACATGATCCGACACAAGTGTCAGTTCAGCTGGTACTGCGATGGCAAGGCTGATACTGTTTCTGACAACGTTATCGAGCAGCGCGCCTGGCAAGACAGTCAGATAGTTGCCGAGGTTGTGCTGCTAGACTGGGCTCGTGCTATGCAGTCACCAGTTGGCGAAGCTGTTATGTATCACGCAGACTATGTCGAGCCATACTGGGCTTCAAGCTACGATCGCGTGGTACAGATCGACACTCACATTTTTTACGAATAAGGGGTTGACAACGGTGTCAATCAATGCTATAACTAGTGTATAGGCAAACAAGGAGACACGCGATGACACATACTTTTGAAGCAAACATTTTTTCCGACTTGTTCAAAGATGCGCGTGGCTACCGTCCAGACAGCGGACACGAGTTCTACATGCTGGACACCACCGACGATCGCAAGCAAGAGATCTGGGACAGCATGATCGAAGAGTTCAACGAAGCACAAGAAGCAGAGCAGAAGCGCGAAGCTGCGGCACTTGCTGCGTTTGAAGCTCGTGTTGCTGCGACACGCGCACTTGGTGCCAGCACTGACGTCGAAGCGATCAAATGGATCCTTGACGCAGAAGGCATGGACGAGTACGATTACATGTACGGCGCTGATGCTGCGGCTTTCCACTTCGGACTTGCTTACAGCAATCCATTCAAAGAACTATTCACTCAAGCAATGACTAAGGAGACGACACAATGAGCTTTATTCCATTTATCCTCCAAGGTGCGTTCTTTGGATACGTACTCGGCAACTTTTTGTCAATGGAGACTGACCTACTAGCGTTCATAGGCCTGTGCCTCATCAACGCCGCGCTGGTGATTGTCTACGGCGACCACCGCCGCAACGAATAAATGGTTGACATCGACACCAAACGGTGTTATCGTAAGTTATAGGCAAACAAGGAGAAGACTATGGGACTTGATATGTATCTGACTGCTGAGCGTTACCTTTGGGGATCCGGCGACAACACTGACAAAGACGTCAAAGCTGCTATCCAAAAGATGATGCCAGAGACTGCGGGCATGGAAGTCAAGACCGTGAGCATCGAAGCCATGTACTGGCGCAAGGCCAACGCTATCCACAAGTGGTTCGTTGACACACTACAGGAAGGAGTCGACGAGTGTCAGACTACTCGACTCGAATGGGATAGCCTTGTTCAGCTTCGCGCACTGTGTCAGAGTGTACTTGCTGATCATTCTATTGCTCCAGACGTGCTGCCAGCAGGCGGCGGGTTCTTCTTTGGCAACACTGAGTACGACGAGTGGTACTTCGACACCCTAGAGCGTACCGTTGAAGGCATTGACCGCATTGAGAATCAGTTGGTGGCTGAAACGGACCGATCCGGTGTGCCGTACAGCCAGTGGGAATTCAAATACCAAAGTTCCTGGTAATAAGAGGTTGACAATGGCACCATTGGGTGCTAGTATAAGTGTATAGGGCAAACAAACAAGGAACATGATATGATAGTCTATGCTGTGATGTGCGAGAGCTACAACGGTGAGCGCGATGTGACTGAGGTCTATACCTTGTATGCTAACAAGAACGATGCCGAAGCCTTTGTAGCCACTGCGATGGCTGGCAAGCGCAGTTCATATTCGCCTACATATTATGTTGACCCAATGGAAGTTATTGGTTGACAAAGGCACCATTTGGTGCTAGTATAAGTGTACAGGGCAACACGCTAAGGAGTTAGCACATGACAAAGACATTTACCCGCGTAGGCATCAGCACTAACAAAGGCAAGACTCAGTTCCGCTACACCAACGACCTCAACCGTGAGACGGTGCTCAGCAAGAACGGTCACACTGACATCGTGTTCTACGAGCTCGGCGAAGCGTTGACCAAAGAGCAGGCAAGCGAAGTTATGAGCAACATCCTTGCTCAAGCTGCTAGCGGCGCATTGGAAGCAACACCCGACGATGGCTTTGTTGAACCCAAGGACGAAGCTGTCCAGGTAGCAATGTGCCAAGCTGCTCGCGACAATCCAACACTGGACGCGCAAGCTTTGTTCATGCTAGTGACTGCTCCGGAAGTCGAAGAGGAGTGGACCCCTGAGAATGCCGACTACTGCGATGTTGGATCGCGTCATCATTATTAAATAATAATGGTTGACAATGGCACCATTAGGTGCTATAGTATATGTATAGGGCAAACAAGAGGACTTGAACATGTCAACATCATTGCGCGACGTAACTCCAACACTCCTGCAGACACGCTTCTTTGGCGGACAGAACCGCGGCCCATGTGTACAAGTTACACAGACGCAGATGAAGAGCTGTGCTGCAAGCAACCCACAAGGTGTGCAGTTCCTGCAACTCACACGCAACGAAGCAGCACTGTTGGCAGCAGAGTTGTTGCGCTTTGCTACAGGCAACGAAGTGGAGGAAGTATAATGAACACTGCACAGATCATCCTAAGCCAAATCAAAACACTGGACCCGATGGCCACGTTCGCTTGGGGCGCGAAAGATATGATCCGCATCACTGACGGCTTGAAGTTCAAGACTTCGGGCATGGTCAAGTGGAAAGGCTACGTAGAGGTCACACTCAACGGCAGCGACCTCTACGACATCGACTTCTACAAGATCCGCGGTGCCAAGCTTACCTACACCGAACAGGTAACTGATGTGTTCGTCGAAGACTTGGTCAGCACCATAGACAGCGTGGTAGGATAACATGTCATCATAAAAGGTTGACAATGGCACCGTTTGGTGCTATAGTATATGTATAGGGCAACAAGGAGAGCAAGATGTTCAGCGAGACTTATACTGTAAAGCAACTTCGGAATGCGTTGTTGGCGTTGAGCAACCGCAAGACCAAGAGTGTCAAAAAGCGTATGGCATATGCTCGACTCAACAACATGCTGGATTGGCTAGGTTGGGAAGACCAAAAAGAAGTTACACTGAAGGATCTATACGCCATTCCCAGCGTAGGCAAGAAGACTGTAGATACTGTCCTATGTGACTGGCGGCATGTATTAAGAGGTTGACAATGGTATCATTCGATGCTATAACTAGTGTATAGGCAAACAAACAAAGGACTTGAATATGAAACTCACAGTACAGAACTTGCAGCAGATGATGCAGTACCTCCGCAACGTTGCAGAGATTGATGCCAACGATGTAGTCAGCAACGCTGCTTCAAGCCTTGCTTATCGTTTGGAAGCTGCTGGCCTTAGCTGCTTTGACATGAGCTTGGACTTCACTAAGTGGAGCACAGCTGATCAAGCCATTGCCAAGTATGCTATCAGCAAGCGCAACACCTATGTGTTGCTGCCCGGCAACCGTCACGCAACACTCGCAGCATAAGGAACACACTATGACTAATAGAGTCTTTGAAGATGCTAACAGCTTTGAAGTATCAAGCAAGGGCTGTGATGTAGAAGTCTATGTGTTCAACACCACTGACCGCAGTGTGAACATACAATGCATCGAGGAAGCTGGCTGGGACAGTCAGCGCGTCACTATGAATATTACAGCTGAGGAAGCTACTAAGCTCAAGCAGTTCCTCATCGCACAAGGATACTAACATGACAGAGCTAGAGTTCCTCCAGGGCTTCATTGACTGGGCACAGGCACAGGGCAAGCTAACGCACAAGGATATGACTGCGTACACTGCACAGCTACAGCAGCAGCAGCAGCTAGAACAAGCTCGCGCAGTAGTAGCTGAACAGTTCAAAGGACGGTTCTAATGAACTCGTTGGGATGGTGGTGGCTTAGTGTGTTTGTAGCATGTATTTTGTTTTGGTATGTGTTTATCAAATTTATTTTCTTCTGAGAAATAAAAAAAATATTTCTCGAGGGGGGTCGGGGCATATATTATATAATGATAACAACTACTTAGCTACAGCTAAGCCTCTCTTTCTTTCATCTTTCTTTCATCTTTCTTTCATGCTTTTTAAAATCCATGGGTGCAAAATCACCACCTCACTTCTGTAAGTACTTCTCTACATATTTTCGTAACAGAATTTTTTACACTCAAGGACCCATTTCGGGCAGAGAGTCTTTTGCGTAGCAAAGCGACCCCACTATACAAAACTTTGTCTTATAATAGATCTACAGTGTTAAATTTTTTGCGCAAAATTTTTTCTACACAGTACAGGGAAATTCTCAGCGAAGCACAAACAAGTACGAGCGTGTAAGCGAGTACTGAGTCTGTAAGACTCTCTTGACTTACTATACAGCTCTAGCATTTTTATTGTTGACACTACCTCTAAACTCTGCTATACTGCAGACAACGTTAACTAGCACAGGCATTCAGATGGGACTAACCAAACACTACACGTGGCACGTTCAGATACAAAGTACCTATCCTGGTAGTGTTATGCGCGTTGTTCACGAGTTCCGCGACAGTGGATTCATAGTAACAGAACTTCCCGGGCGCATCGACTGGAAGTACTCTTTAACACACAGTAATCCTGCCGCTATGACACTGCACTTACTAACAGTTGACAGCGTAAACTTTACTGTGTTACACGAGTTTGCTAATGTATAGATGGAAAATAAAAACATACTTCGGCATGGTGTCTACTAACATCCTAGCTAACAAACTACATGACGATAATTTTACTATTGATTCTTATAGTGTTGATGCTAGTGGCAAGTATATGTATGTTAAGGTTAGCCACGCCAGCCTTGGTGCTATAACTATAGCGAGATTAAAACACCATGAGATATTTAGCACTGTTGAAGTTGTTAATTTATTCTAGGAAATAAAATGTATAGATGGAAAATTTCTCCCAAGGACCCAGCTGACTTTGATCTAATGTCGGAGTTTGAAACACGTCGGCAGTGTGCTATTGAAACTATGAATCCAAGTCGAGGATACTTTATTGTTAGTCATACTAGTGAAGTTGCGATTACCAAAGCTGTGATGTTTGGCGGTGATAGATTTACTGTCGAACCCTTGCGGGATAGTTTTCGTGTACAGCGCAAAAGATACAGTCGCTGGCTGCGCAAGAAAAGTAAAGTGGGTAGATAACCGGATGCCAAAAATACCTTTTACCGCAAGCTGCTACGCAGCTTTTCGGGCTTCTTGTGCCGCTCTACGCCGCGGAGGTTCTGATGCATAGATGGTACTATATCATACTAGATCATAATGAGTTCTATTGGGAAGCCAATCAGCAGATCCGCAAGTATCGCCAGCAACTGGTGGAAGATCTGTTGCTGTCAGGATGTGCAACCACAGTAGATCCTCAGCTTGAAACAGAAGGTGTTATTGTAAAGTGCAGTGACAGTGTTTGGCTTGCTATCAATCTCAAGTACAGTGAACTAATGCGAGTAGTAAAAACACGCGAGTTAAACCTTGAAGAAGTTATAGAATATCTCAAGACCAATCATTCGGTTACTAGAAAGGTCGTCAACCATGGCGCACTCTAAAATCAGCCAATGGCGCAAACTACTGTTTACTAATACAGAGCGCGGCCTTTGACGATGAGTTTAATCAGGATATGATATCCCGTATGTTTGCTGAACAATGACCAACTGTTGGCACAAATGGGAAACCAACGACCTTTCACTCTTTGTTGATGTCGAAACGTTTTTAGAATACCACGGTCATTCCTGCGGAATCTATAACTGTCCAGCAGCTATTGGTCTAGTTCTAAGAATGGAAGCCAGGCTAGCAACTTATGCACAACTACACAACCTAGCTTTTGTGCCTGTTGAGATTGATGACGAGCACGCCGCTGAATTACTAGTGCGCTGTGCTGTGGATAATGTCTAAAACACCATCTTTTCACTAACCACCACGACAGGCGCCTAACGACCTGGCGACAGGCGCCTGTCGCCATGGTTGTGTCAAAACTCGATTAACACATGCCTACAGTACTAGTGGTGCGGTCGCATGTTAATCGAGCTTAACTCTTATGATTTTAATGTGTTAAGGAAACTTCTCAGCTTGGTTGAATCAGCTTGTGCTTGAACTTTTCCAATGGGCTTTCCTGTTACAGGATCCATCTCAATCTCAGGAGTAGTGTCAGTCCAGTCTGTCTTGGTCTGACTTTGTCTCTTGATGTTAGCTACAATGCTACTGCCCGATGTAGTGCCTGATGATGAACCTTCATCATCCATATCGTCTTCGTCTATGTCAAAGATGCGCAATGTGTCTATGTCAAAGCCCAGATCAATCTTTGAGTTCACTCCGCTCGAACTACGTGTCTTCATTAGCTGTAATTGATAGCGTCCGCGTTCGCGCATTGCTCGACTTGTAAAGATGCCAAACAGGTTATCCGCTGTGTTGATCTTTGAGATACCGCCCGAGATGTGAGAGTGGTCGAATTCAATTTCTTCAACTGCTCCTCTGTTAAGCTGCGACGCTGTAACAAAGATTGTGTTCAGTTCCATAGCAAGGTTGCGCAGTTCTTCACTTACGTACTTGTCTTTGATGAACAAGTTCTCTGCTGAAATCTTTGCACCGTTTGGATGTAGTAGATCCAAATAGTCAACTAGGATAACATCAATCTTGCGCCCTGTTTTGATTTCGTATTCTTTGATATAGCTGCGAATGTCGTTGGGCGTTTTGCCAGATGGCATGTACTTAACTTGGAACGCACCGGACTTCTTGCCTATCATTGTAACTTTCATTTCAACATCATCAATGTTCTTAAAGATGTCTCTAGTGCTAATGCCAGTTAGCATTGAGTCAACACGCATACTCACTAGTGCTTCACTAAGTTCTAGTGTGATGTATAAAACGTTCAGTCCTGCTAGTGCCCAGTTCACTCCTAGGTTGGCCATGAACAAACTCTTACCAGAACCCGATCCGCCTGCAAAGATATTAAGCTCGCCTCTGTTGAAGCCTCCAAACAGTTTATGATCTAGTGCTGCCCAGCCTGTAGATATTTGTCCGTTGCTTTCTTTAATGCTTTCCAAACGCGACCGCGGATTCTCAAAGTAGTTAGTACCAAGGTCTTTTTGTAAACCAATCTGTACAGCTTTCTTAACCAAGTCTTCAACAGGACCGTACTCTCCCTTTTCAAGTAGGTCTGCTGATTGTAAGATTGCACGTTCGAGTGCCTTGTGACGTGAGAACGTTTCGAAGTCTGTGAGCAGCCAATCGAAATGCTCTTCTCTCAGACCATCGCCCGGATCCTTTAGGTCAGAATGTGTGCTAGCATTAACCATATCAAACGTCGGCATTGCGTTGTGCTCTGCTACGTAATCACTAACAAACTCGGCTGCATTGGCTAGTCGCCTGTCAAAGTTCTCTGGGTCAAAGATGTTCTGGCAGCGAATAAATGTCTGCGCATCTCTAAGCATCATTTCTAGATATACTTTTTGTATATCGAAACCGTATTCTGTATTTTGCTTTGTTTTCATATACTTAGTATACCTTCTTTAATCAGTCTTGTCAATATTATATTTGGTCTTAATAAACGGAAGAATCACTTGCTCTGTAAAATCTACATATTGCCCTTCTCCGGGATGCCAGCCATCGCTACAAAACGGGTGTGTGCTATTGTCCCTGCACCATTCATGGCATCCTTCAACTGGCAAGAAATGATTCCAATCAATTAGTTTATATAGATAATCAACGTCAGGAGTATCTCGATAACTAAATGTTTCGGCAGTAAAGTTACTCATAAAAAATTTAATCTTATTAGCTTTCAGAAATGACTGTAAATAGATAATGTTGTGCAGCGTATCTATCTGTGCGCCAATGTTGTCGTGGCGTCTATAGAAGTCTCGAGAATATACATTGGTCCAATGGACGTTGTGAATTAGCCAACCACCTTGACTGTTTTTAGGAAACGTTACAGGATTATGTTGCCAGCCATCTATATTCTTTTTTTGATAGGCTTGATGAATTACTTTATTAGTGGTAAACTGTTCGCCTCGATTGACTCCGCTCCACATAACTCCAACTAGTGTATTTTTGTAACTCTTTAATTCTGTCAATGCGTGTATAACACGTTTAGCTATTAGCCCATTTCCTTGACACGACAACCCGACATTTGTTAAGTCGGCACCTAACATTTCACTTAGTGGCAATGGCCATGCACGTATTGATTCAGTTTCTGTGAAGCTACACCCGCCCGTAATTAGTTTCATGTAAACACCTTTACCTTATATTTCTTTTCAAAGTTTGCAGCGTCATGTGCATTATTAACAATCGGCATACCTTTGATATTAAGACTAGTGTTGAGCAGCATTGGGCAACCTGTTAGTTTGTACCATTGTTCAAGCAAAGATCTAAAACCTGATTTACTTGATTTTGCAACTGTTTGAACTCTGCTAGTTCCGTCTCCGTGGACAATTGCCGGATACTGATCAGGATATCTGCAACGTGATGTGTACTGCATATATGGCCCGACGGGACCTTCAAAGTAGTCTGCTGCGTGTTCTTCAAGTATAGCTGGGGCAAATGGTCTGAACTGTTGACGTTTTTTGATTTCATTAACTGTATGCTTAATATTACTACCACGAGGATCAGCAAGCAAACTGCGATTGCCCAAGGCTCTGGGGCCGAATTCTGCTCTTCCATTAGCTACTCCTACAATACTGTTTGTACTTAGTTCCTGTAAAAGACTATCTATGGGATAAGGACGATCGATGTTATATCCTAAATAAACGTGTGGCATTTCTATGTGCTGTTGCTTATGTGCAAGTACACACCCTATAGCCGATCCTGCGTCACCTGGGTTAGGCATGATCCAAACATTGTTAAAATATTTGCGAGCAATGTGATTAGCTGAACAGTTTAGAGCACACCCACCTGCTATTACTAGATTAGGTATATCGTACTGTGACACATATTGTATTAAGTATTCAAAGATGTCTTCGTACACTTTTTGTGTAGCAGCAGCAATGTCAAATAGATCTTGTTCTGTAGTAAGATCCGGCCTCCAGTCTAAACAGCCACGATGAAGGTTTCTTTTAAACTTTATTTGAGGACTATTCATATCAGGCCAACGATCGATAAAGTCGCGTACTATGTCCCTATAAAGACGATTAGGATCGCCGTATGCTGCCATGCCCATAAGAATATATTCGTCTTCTTGTGGGTTTAGTCCAACCCTTTGGGTAAGTGCGGAATACCAGAGCCCCACTGAGTGTGGGTATCTTTGTGAATAGATTCTGTTAAGTTCTTGTCCTTTACCATGCCAGATAGTGAGTGTGTCAAACTCTCCAATACTGTCGATACAGACAACGCAGGCTTCGTCAAAAGCACTAGTATAATACCCGGCAGCAGCATGGGAAAGATGATGATCAGTATACTGAATAGGAGCATTAATTTTGTAATTAGCCAAATAATTTCGAACATTATTCTCCCTAAAGTTAATCCCTTGCCCTGCTCTAAATTGTCTAAGAGTCTTGACAAGGGGTCTTTCGTACCAAATAATTTCATCTGGCTCTCCCCATTGTTTTGCATAATCTATCAGTTGTATATTCAGGTGTGCATCGTTTTTTATACCACTAAATCGTTCACTATGACTAGCAAATTTTATTTCAGTAACATCTTCATCAAAGACTGCCAAGGCAGCGTCGTGGCTGTTTGCACTAATTCCCCAGATCATTTAAGTTTGTATCCTAATTTATAACCGCTGGGTGCTGTACCAAGTAAACACCTAATACGGTCTGTTCCGTTATTATAGAATCGCTTACCTTTCATTTTATCGCTTATCTCTTTGCGCTTGTCATCAGAATGTTTTTTCCCATACATAGGATTGTTTTCTCCTGATTGTGCAGCCGACATCCTTGATTTTTGTTCATTAGATCTTTTTAAACCAGTTCTAGATTCTGACATCTTTCTTTTTGTTTCGTCGGAATGTGGTTGTCTTTTTCTTCTTGCCATAATTAAATTCTCTATGTGTTGCTTAGTAAACCCGTTTCCTCTAGTATAATGATTTTCGCCCGAACTGAATCCTTTGCCGCCCGGTTGCTTGTTATGACAATTTTTATCAGTTATCCACAAATCCCCGACGTAAAGTTCTTCAGCACAGTGGCATTCTTCTTCTGTATCAAATTCTGCTAACGTAATGCGTTCAAAATTTTCAACTCCGTATTTTGCGATAGCATTTTTAACTACTTCACTACTTCCAAAATAACCATCAAAGTCTTCAGTTAGCATTTTGTGCTTACCGATATAATATTTGTTATTTGTTTTATTCACTGTTTTATATACTATGTATTTCATAGTTATATTTAGCATTAAATAAACGGAGCCTTCTGTTAACGATAAATAAACGGATCTTTCTTCCGCAACTCCTTCATCTTCTTGCGGAAGGCAATTTCTTCTTTAAGTCTTGTGTAAGGCCACATTAACCATTTTAGTAAAACCATTTTTTTGCTCTCAATCTTATTTTTAGCGGCGATGTCTCAGCAGCGCTCACTACACTATATAGCGCATACAATTTACCGTACTTGCTAACGCAATCATCAACGTCTTCGACATCTTCTGGCCAGTCAGGTAAACTAACTCCCCATTCTTGTTCGATTGCTTGTTCCATAAGTCCCATGCCCTTGTTGTTCCTGTCTGGTACAACAATAACATCTTTATTTAATCTATTAATCAGCAACGCCTGTTGATCTGATATCTCACTTCCGTTAAACGCAACGCCTCCTAAATGACTTGCGTCAATTGGTCCTTCAGTTGCAATAACAAACATCTTCTCGTGACTCTGTTGGTCTAGGCCGAATACATAGCCAGGCTGGCTTTCCATTAAGTAACGAGGCTTGTCATTCTTATCTATGTTTCTAGCAGTCCATCCTACTATTCTATTCTCATAGTAAAATGGTACAATCAGTCGACGCTTGTACAACGGATTGTTACACCAAAAGTAGTTGTAGCCGTCATCTAAATAGAGATTGCGCGACGTCATGTACTGCATCACATCCCATAGTGCGCCATCGGCACAAGGGTCGTCTGTAATTTCTATAGTGTTATTAGGCAGTGCCATTGTTTCAAATTTCGGAACAACAGTGCCAGTAGCAAACGATCTAATCTCAACGTTTTCTTTAATGCGCAATGCATCAAACGTTAGCTTAGTAATAACTTCATCTGGGACATACAGCCAACTAAGTAACTGTCGCATTTTGTAACCAAGCTTTCTGCCTGGTTGCCAACTTGCTTTAAATCCGCAGTTGAAACAGTGATACGAAACACTATCGCCGTTTTCAATTAAGCCTGCTCTATCTTTAGTGTCTCTAGATTCGCCGTTGTGAACACAGCACGAACCTGAAAAGGTGACCCAGCCACTAGGCGTAGTTTTACGCTTAGGTGGAAGATAAGATACAAGGACTTCGCTTACAATGCTCATAATAGTAGTATAACATTACAGGAAAGTAAAGTCAATTAGTTTATTTCTCATTGTGCATTAGCTGCTATTAAATCATCCATCCGAGGTCACTTGCAACAAAATCGCCGATCTCTTTTGAATGTCGACAGTTTGCTCTATACATCATGCCCGGACAATCACAAGTGAAGCCTTTTTCAGTCATTTCAATTGTGTAGACTTCGCCCTTTTTCTTGCCAGCAAGTGCCCAAATACTACCAAGTTGAGGATGGTTTTTGTAGTGAGTTCCTACTGCCGGCTTGTAAACTCTAGAACCATATTTACTCACTGCTCTACTCCGTGCTTATCTATTTTCCCTATAATAGTATTATAGCATTGCAGTCTAATAAAGTCAATTAGTTTCTAACTAGTACCTTAGGTAATGTTCCATCTGGGTCAGCTGTTGTTTTGATTCTTAAGAAACGGATAACACCTGTGAAGTTAGCTGGTGTAGGTTCTGTTTCAGTTCCGTCGAACGTCAGTGTCACTACGTCCGACCATACCGTAGTGCCGGTAATTGCGTTCTCTAACGTTGCTTGTACAATTACGTCACCTACATACCCATTAGTGTATACCGCCACTGTATGAAGCGCATCGTTGTTGTTAGTGCCCGGTTCAGCGTCAACTGCGCCCGATACGTAAGGCGAGTCCAGAACGTTGTCTACTAGGTTAAAGGTTTCGATAACCTTCGATGCTTTAGGACCGGGGAATATTTCATTGCTTACCTTAATGATACCGTTGTTGCCAAAGTGCGAGTCAGTATAAGTTAGCACATCTTTACCGTCTTGATCAACAAGGATGATGCTGTATGATAGGTATTGGTATTTGAAATTCAACATTGCGTTTTCAGGTATTGTAATGCTGAACAAACCTTTGCACTTTGTAGTTGATCCATCATCAAGTGATACACCATCAATGTCCAATACTAGGTTTTTGTTTTCGTCAAAGGCAATAAATCTAGGTGTATACTGTGTTGTATCAATTGGTTTTTGATCTGCGTTAAGTAGTCTGAATTGAACTACGTTATCTATTCCTTTATATACTTGTATATGTCTTTGATACACTGGTCTGTACTCCACTATGAATCCTGCCAAATCGGCTACAACGTTCACTCTATTATTGACTAAATATCTTGGTAACAACTGCATAGCTATATTTATTAAAAAGAGAACATGTTAACAAAAGATATAAAAGATAAATTCCCGTTCTTGAGCGTGGTGAAGTACGGAGGCAACGAGTATGTTGGCATCGTAATCAATCAGGATCAGTGGGTTACTAGTATGTACATTTATAGTACTTTAAAGACTATTGTCGAAAAGCAAGGGTTCTTAGAGATGGGCGAAGTATGGTGGTGGGAGTCGAATAGACTCATACCTATCAATATATTTCTAAAAAAAGAAATGGAACCATACAAGTATTCCATTATGACTATGAACTCCAAGGACGTAGATGTATCAATAGGGCCGACTGTAAATTTAAATAATCTACTTATAAAGAGGGTAAAGCGTAAGAATGTACAGCTTGTAAAGAAACCTAAGTAGATAGTTGTTCGCAGATTAAATTCATGTGTACAATCACTAGCATTGCGTAGCTGTAGGCATGGCTTTTTTTGAAAAAGTATTCGTCAGTAGTTGGCTTAACCCATACATCCGACAACACTTCATCCCAGGGCTTACCGATAAGGTGCCGCTTAGCCGGCCGAATAATTGCCAGTACCGCAGCAAGTTGTTCTAAGTTTGCGGGCGGATTCTTCCTACAAATATTAGCATGGCCAGATAGGTGGAATAACTGATCTACAAATTCGTCGTGTTGCAATAATTCCCATATAGGCTCTTGCTCAGTCAACGCATTAAGATGTTCTTCGTCTCGAATATCTTTATATATGTTAACATTAAGAAAGTCTAGTTTAAAATAGTTGCGGTCTTCCGCAGTCTTGTAATCAATAGTAGCCAGACCATCTATCGGATTGTGGGGTATTTCAGTAACGTAGATTCCTGTATTATGCTTCTTGCCGTTAGATAATTTAGCCACACGGTGCTCTAGTAATGATAAGATTTCAGATCTATTTTTGAAATCAATGTCAATATCAGGCATATTACTTGTCTTTCTTTCCGCGCTTTGCTTCGCTTTCTGCTTTAGATAATTTGTTATTCCAGGTGTTGTTGCTAATGCCCAGTTCACTAGGCATCGGCTTTGTCTTGCCTTTTGTAACAGCGCCGCCCTTTTTAAGGAACGCATCGATCAAGTCTTGATCAGTAGTCGGCTTAGGTCGGTGATTCATTGCCATTGAGTAGTTCCTTTACGTATATAACTTCTTTGCTTTAGCTACTCGTTTTGTAGCACGGTCCCACTTGAGTTTGCTCACTCTATCTTTAATTGTAATTCCGAGCAAGTGATCCATTTCGTGAAGATATACCTTTGCACTGTATCCGTTAATCTTAGTAATCTGTTCTTCTAGATTCTCATCTAAGTAAGTTGCCAAGATTTCTTTAGGACGCTTTACTTTAACATAGACATCAGGGAAACTCAAGCAACCTTCGTCGTCAAGTGTTACATCTTCTGTATATTGCAAGATAGTTGGGTTGATAAAAATGTTAGCGTTATCTGGCGAGTCGCCAAATACAAATACTTTCTTGTCTAGTCCGATTTGATTAGCTGCTAGCCCAATGCCGCGATTGCTTATCATAAACTCAACCATTTCGTCTTTGAGTTCTTTTGGATCAAAGCCGGGATTAGTAGGATCTACTTCCTCAACTACTTTTTCTAAAAACGGATCTGGGTAATATAATAGGTTCATAATTTGCTTTCTTTCACTACTTGTTTTACTAATTCAACGTCTGCTGGCGATCTCCTAAATCGTATAGCCCAGTGCTTCGGGTCTAATACAGCGTAAATCATTTCTAATTGTTCATCACTTAACTTGTTAAGCATCTCTTGTCCGCTTTCGCAATTAAGCATTAACCACGGAGATATCTTTCCATCCTTGATGTGCCATACTACGCGGTTGGGTGAAATATATTTAAAATAATGATTCCATACTGAGTCGTTTTCTTTTGCCCATTCAACCATAGTATTAACAGAACGTTCTAGTGCAGTCTCAACACCTTCCTTGCGGATAGCTTCAATGGCATACTTTTCGTACATAGCATCACTGCACCATTTGTCTAGTTTTGCGCCGCTGGTTACAACGTGATCAATATACTTCTCTGGATACAATGGCTTCACGTTACTTAAGAAGCTACCAAATTTTACAAAGGCATTGTAGTACGGACTCTTGCTAAATTCAGCATATGTCTTTTCTTTTGTTGCGCCTGTGCTTAGTTTGTAAAAACGTTGAAACGCATACAAGCCTAACTTCACTGGCTTCTCATCTCTCTGCAGCGCCCGCCGTTTCGGCTCGCACATATGATTAAACAATGTACGCTCACGAGAGTAACCTGTGTTACAATACTCGCATTTAAAAGGCTTTTCAGAGCTTGATGTTTTCGATGCCATATTCTTCAGCCAATTGCTTGAGTTCTTTTTTTGTAGATATTCCAGCAAGTAGTTCTACCTCATCTTTCTTTAAGTGCGGATAAATTTCTTCAATCAGCTTAATTGCCTTTGAATTATTTGTACCCTTCTTTTTGTGGCCAATCCATTGATGAAATTCAATATTGCCTGTTGCTCCGCTCATACAAAGTAACTGCCACAGCAACTCAGGATGTCCACTATCTTTACCAACTCCGATATCGTTGAAGTTTTTGTTGTACTGGTAGTTAGTTAATAGTACAGCACGTTCTTGTCTTTGTCTGCTACCTTTAACCGAACTTACATATCTATTTAACAACCAAAAGCTTACGCTCTTCTTTTCTTCGTCGCTGAATTCTTTCCATGCACCTTTGTAATTCATGTCGATGCAGCCTAGTGTTTGCTTTAGTGTAAGCTTTTCGTCTGTCATTTTTTACCCTCACTCTTTACAATATAATACAGATTTACTAATATGTCAAACTGTTTCTGCAGAGTGACGTTATCTTTTGCTAGATCTTTCATTTCACAGAAATCATTGTAATCAAACAAATCAGCTTCGGTGCTAGTCCTGCCTATCTCCCAGCGTGGAATGTCCGGACGACCTGCGTACCTGGCGTACTTTATATTACCTACTCGTTCGTAAACTAATGTTTCGCCAGGTATTAGGTTTCCCATTACAAGTTTCCTTTGTAAGAATACGTTACAATATCTTTAACTAACTGCTCAAAGTCTTCTAACTTTAGCATATTAGGGCCGTCGCTCGGCGCGTTGTCTGGGTCTTCGTGTACTTCTATGAAAAAATTAGTAACGCCCAGAGCACTACCTGCACGACAAAGATCAGGAACATACTTCCTATTACCACCCGAAGCGGTTCCAAGCCCGCCAGGTTTTTGTACAGCGTGAGTAGCATCCAAAACGATAGGGCAATCATAGGTGCCGAGCATATAGCTAATGCCAGTAAAATCCACGACGAGAGTGTTATATCCAAAACTTGTTCCCCTTTCAGTTATCCAGACTTCGGAGGCTCCTTGCGTTTTCGAGAGTATACCTTTGATATCCCACGGCGCAAGAAACTGTCCTTTTTTAATATTGACGATTTTACCTGTCGCCACGCAAGCGTTGATAAGATCTGTTTGACGGCAAAGAAAAGCAGGAACTTGATAAACATCAACACAATTATAACTATCCACATTTTTTACTTGCTCCGCATCATGTACGTCGGTTAATGTCTTGACCCCGAACATTTCCTTAATAGTTTTGAAGTCTGCCATAGTAGCACCAATGCCGTGGCCACGGATGCCATCGACACTGGTTCTGTTAGCTTTATCATAGCTGGCCTTGAAGTAATAGTCAATACCGTATAGTTCACAAACACGCTTGCATTCTTTAGCAATCGCCGCGCTTTGAGCTAGACTTTCGTGCTGGCATGGACCAGCTATGATTCTCATGTTTTTTTACCAATTGTTCTACGTACAATATCATCATGATTAAATTCGGCCCAATAGAGTTCAAATGCTATTCCGTCTTTAAGACCTTCAAACTGATGAATCTTACCTGGCTTAACTTGTGTAAAGTCACCTGCTTTGAGAATTGTTTCGTCTACCAATCCTTCATTATCGCCGTCTTGCCAAACCCGTACAATCATTTCTCCAGACTCAACAAAGAACCCATTCCACTTATACTTGTGCTCATGTTCTGAACACTTATATCCTTTGTTAAATTCAATGCGGTGAAACTCTAGTACACCGTTAGCGTGGATGAGCTCTGTTGATCCCCATATTTTACCGGCGCGAACTCCCATTATTTTTTCTCCTTACAATTATCAAAATGCCATCTAGTCATAGACGGTTTACCTCCTTTTTTATTACAATAAGGACAAACAATTTGTTCTTTTTTGTCCCCAACAATCCCTTTATTCCACGGAATATTTCCTTCGGCAAAAGAGTGAATCTGTACCGTTTTATATTTTTTAGGTTTACTGTAATGCCCGTGCTGATCGCCACTTACTTGCGTTTTACCTAATCGAAATCCTATAGGACAATCTTCGGTTAACATATTATCTTTTCCATTAGTAAACCAATGTTTTTCACTATGGTTTGGAGGCATACCTCCACCTTCTAATATATTCCAACCTATTTCTTTAATAGGGCGCAGTTCGATTTCTTTAGCAATACATTCTTCTTCAGTTCCTTCAAATACGATATCTACTTCTAATTCTTTATATAAGTTGTAAACATTTTGTAAATGAGAATTAGGATGAGACTTATTACGCAATTTGTTAAAATGTCCCTGAATTCTATTGCCTCGGCCTTCGGTTACAGTTATGCCAACATATCCTTGTGTCATTATATCATTATGTTCTTTATGTTTTATCCAATATACTTTCATACAAGTATTTAGCATTTTTCCTGCTTTTATAAATCTTTCCTGCTTTTATTCCCATTTTCATTCTCCTTATAATAGCAGCGAATAGTCTATTAATTCGCATTGTCTTGATATATCCTTAACAAAATAAGCACACATCGGGTCATCGCCAGTTGATATTGGCACAGTTAGTAGTTGTCCATTTTTCATTTTAGGAAAGTACCATTTAACGTCTGTATAAAAGTTAACTATCTTTACTTCACCAAAATAAGTTTTAAAGCTTGAACGTGGATTAAAGAGGAAAGCCTCAAACCCTCTGTCGTTTAAACTAGTTAGCGGAAGTACCTCTAGGTCGTTGCTGCTTTCGGAACACCCTACCGCTATACTCCAATCTACAGGCATTGGTATCTCGAATCCGTTAATTTCTAGTATCATTGCCGGAGCACTAAAGCTTTCTAGAAAAATTAATGGTATAAAGAAGAAGTCAGGTTCTGCTGGATTTGAATTATCCAATACTGAAAATCTTACGTCATCAACTTGTTCCGGAAGTGTGTCTAGTTCTAGGCATTTGTTTTCTAATGTTAATATTCTCATTTTATTTCCAATCTACTTTTTCTATTGTGCAAAACTTAACATGTCTTGCAGTAACATTCTTTTTATTACAAGATGGACAACTATCTACTCTTTTTTGCGGGCCGCGTTTTCCTTGCATGTTCTTACTCATTTTTTCACGAGTCTCAGCAGAATGTGTTTTTCCTAACATCCCCGAAGGCTTTCCTTCTTTAGTTTTAGATATTTTTTCTTTTACAGATTTTGCCTTTTCTGCACCGTATCTTTCTTCTAAAGATTTGTTAGAATACAATTCTTTTAATTTTTCTTTAGCAGTTTCTGAATATTCTTGTAATCCAACCTTGCCTTTATTCCACGGAGTTCTTCCTATATTAGATTCACTTATTTTTTGACGCATTTCTTTAGTATAAACTCTATTGCTATTTGCTTCTGCTATTGCAGTTCTAGCAATATCAAATTGCCTGCTAGTTAGATTTCTTTTTTGCTTGGAGTTTTGCTGTACAAATTTTCCTAATGCATTTTGCATTTTCTTTTTATAAAAAGTTTCGGTTGTGCATTTAGTAAGTAACCAGTGACAAATAAAGTGCTCTCTTGCAGTTAAATCTACTAAGTTTTCTTTATTGTTACTTCCGCCCATACATTTAGGAATAATATGATGTCTTTCTTTATATTCAGTTAAATCTCTATTTTTAGCATTTTCTATGATCATATCGTACCATTTTTTATATTTGTTGTTAGTAAACATAATATACTCCTTTAGTATATTTATGCTTTCTGGTAAAACTTTTTTATTTTTGCCAGTCTACCTTTTCGATTGTAAAAGGATATTGGGCTTCAGAATAAAATTTCTTGCGCTGTGTTAGGTGGCGCTTGGCATACTTACATGTAGATGTTAAATCCCATATTTGCACAAAGTCTTTGTCTTTTGCCTTTCTTACGCCTCTACCGATTGATTGGATTACTCGAACAAAGCTCTTGCCTGGCTCGAATAGCATTAGATTAAAAATTCTAGGAATGTTAATACCAACCGCAGCAACACCATATGTAGCAATCACAATTTGATTTGTGCCAGTGTTGATGTCGTCGTAGGCTGTCTTCCTGTCCTTTAATTTCACATCACCCTTAACGAATACCGATCCGGGTATGAGAGATTGTAATGTCTCCCCTGCGCTAATCCTGTCTACAAGTATCAAAGTGTTGCCGCTGTCTTTGATACTATCGATCATTGTAGCTATAAACTCTAATCGAGCTTGATTAGAAGTTAAATATTTTAGTTCTTCTTGGTAGTTTCTAAATGCCTGAGTGTCTATCAACTGCATCACATTAACGTGACACTTTGATAGTAAGCCTAAATCTTGTAGTTCCTTGGCACTAACCTGTCCAACTACTGGTCCAATACTTGCCAAGATGCTTTGGAATTCAAAGTCTTCTTTTGGAATTGTTCCAGTTAATCCCCAACGTATGGGAGCGTTTTTAAGGTTTTGTGTTAGTATTTTCTTAAGTACTTCTGCTTTAGCTTGGTGTACTTCGTCGACAATTATAGCAGCAACACCGTCTAAGAATTCAGCTAAACTTAGTATTGCTGAGCCGTCTTTATGCTTCTTGTCCATAATGTTGAGCGACTGCCAAGTACAGATAGTGTGCGTTCTGCCTAGCTCTTTTCTGTCACCAAAGTACACACCCACATCAAGTCCGCAGTTAATGTAGTCTTCTTCAGTCTGCGTAACCAACGACTTGTTGGGTACAATAATTATCGAACGACCAAATGATTCTGCTAGGTGACTGAGGGTTGCAGTAGTAATTGTCTTACCTGCGCCTGTAGCAATCTCTTGGAGACTTTGCGGATGATCGATAAAGTTGTTGATAGCAACAACTTGGTGATCGTGTAGAACAATGTCTTCACCTTCGGCAGGATGCCCTGCTGGCCACTTAACGCCTTGGTCTGCCCAATAACGTTCTGTTACTCTCGGAAACTGTAGATTAATCTTATTGCGCTGATCTACAATCTCTCCAACTTCTATTTTTTCTCGTTGAAGTTCAGCTAGAATTACATCTAAATGATTAAGATATCCATTGCCGCCAAGGCCAAAAAAGCCTACTTTGCCGTCCCATCTGCCTAGCTTATACTGAGGCATATGCTTTGCGTAAGGCACTTCATACTTGAGCGCGTTTGCAATTCTGCGTCTAACGTCTACTGATAAATTTTCTAACTTTACATTTACTTCGTCTTGAATAATTAATTTACAACTAGTTACCATCGGTATATTTGTGAATGCTTTCTTAAGGGCGACATTTGATTGTCGTACATTATTTGCAGATCCGTGCGCTCATTCGCATATAGATCAACGTACCTATCGATGCTGCTACTGTTAAAAAACAATGATGTGATTGGTTTCCAATCACAGTCTTGCTGAAGCAATATCTTAGGCAATTTATTACTATTAATATAAACTACTTTAGTATCTTTGTTAACCCAATTATTGAGTTTTTTGTCTTTAACATACTCATTAAAGTCTGCTGGACCATCTAGTCTAAAGAGGACGCTCTGTTCCTCAGTTGCTACTAGATTGCGCAGTATTGAATAACACTTGTACAGAGAATCTTCGGCATTATTGTTGTTTAATCCGATCAGCAAAGGAAACCTATCAAGCTTCCAAATAGTGCTAAGAACATCTTGCAATGCAACATTTTCGTTGTTTACAAAAACTTCAAGATCTTTTCTGTTAACAAGAGTAGCAAGCAAGTCTTCACCACTGACTTGATCGTCAGTAATTAGTCCATAGCGCCTCTTACGATCTATAATTTTAACAGCGTCATAATCTGTGTCTTGTCCAATCTTCTGTCGCAAGCTATCACTAATGTTAAACAGCTCGTTGTTCTTATAAAGAGGAAGATAGTCTTCGGGGTTGCTTTTTACTTCTGCAACCCTTTTGTAATAATCAAGAATCTCTTGATCAATATCAAAGTTTCGATCTTTAAATTCTTCAACTATTTCATAAGTAGAAACTTCGTCAAACAAGAAGTAATGTTCTAGAGTTCCTAGCTCGTGGTAGTAGTTCTTTTCTAATGACTTAGCAACAGCTTCCACTGCTACGATTGTTTTCTTGTTGAACGGAAACCGAATCTTAATCCAAGTGCCGTCTACTGGTCCCGACTTTGTTTCAATTCCGTCAACTAGCGTAACAGTCTTAGATCTATCAATATGTCTGAGAGGAAGTCTCAATTGAGACACTGCCTCGTCAAAACCTTCTACGCTGTTATAAACGAATTGTTCTCTGTAACTCGCAAGCTTTTCTTTAGCAAGTGCATACTGCCTGTCTGTTAGTGCAGTATTTCGAAATACTTGCCGTGCAAAGCTGTCAAGTAAAGCACGATCGTTTTCGTTGATGTGAAAGTTGCCATCGCCTTTTAATCGGCACAGCATCTCAAGGCAATCTTCAATATGTAAAACTGTTTGTATCATACGCTTACTATAACACCTTAGAGGCGCGGTGTCAAGTTCTTTAATGGGATGCCGTTTGCTATTTCACTAACCGTATATTCTGTATGAGCATAATCGTTTACCCATTGTTGTCTGTCTGGCCGATTTGGATTTTCTATGTTACTAAAATCATCAATGTCGTTTGCTACTTCGTATGCTAAACTATGTCTACTAACATACGCAGGTATGCCTTCTAGAACTGCTTGAATTCCTGGGTTGCTGCTCCAGTTGACCACAGCCCAAGCATCGTCGAAGCTTAGGTCGTAGTTATCGTAACTGCCAGGTATTTTTGTTGGCATAGCTGCTATTGTGTTCAGCGGATGTACCACGCGATGTCTGCTTCTTGGATGGGTGCGTACTACAATAGGACGGTTAGTGTGTTGCCGGATCCTGGTCACAGTAGAGCTGATCCATTCATTCATCTCTGGCATATTGTCCCATTGCTGACTCTTTTCGTGTTGGCCGCAGAGTAATATGTGATTGCCCGAATTCTTCCAAGGCTGTGTCTTAATCTTCAAGCTCTTTGCTCGTTCAGTGTCGTTGCCGCTTGGTCCAAGATAAGCATCTCTGTTTATTCCATTGAGGCCGACTTTCCAAGTAGTGCCTCGGTTAATGCTGCCTATTTCTAAGACTATGACTGGCATATCTCGTTTGCGCCTTGCACTCCATATCTTTTTATTAGCTGCCATTCGACCGTTCCACAGCACACTCCAAATCACTGCTACATCGGCATCGTCGCTGTTGTAGACAACGTTGTAGCCTGCGTTTACTAAGCTTGTAGCAAATGCTTCAAATACAGGTTTTGAATTTAGCGCACCATGATTAGTCCATAGGCTAAATTTCATCGGTTAAATACTCCATAACATATTTACAAAGGATAACAAATGTCAGATATAACTGTGGTTACAACATTCCATCAGCCAGGCTTAGAATTGTACGGTCAAAGATTCTTAGACTCGTTTGCTGAGCGAGTTGACAAAAAGATCAAGTTGTTAGTCTACACAGAAGACTGTGACCCAGTAAATCCAGACCCTGATCAAATCACAATATTAGACGCAAAGGAAGTTTTGCCTAAGCTAAATCAATTCAAAGCATTGTGGAAAGGTATTCCGAAAGCAAATGGGAAACCTCCAGCTGATATTGTTCAACGTCGTCCAAGAGACCATCACAAAGAATTTAAATGGGATGCTGTACGTTTTGCTAACAAAGTGTATGCTGTATTTGATGCATGTGAGCGCAGCACTGATTGGTGTGTTTGGATGGACGCAGACACGTTTGTACACAGTGATTGGAGTTACGAAGAATTTAAAGAGTGCTTACCGGACACCAGCTGGATCACTTATGTAGGCAGAGGCAAAGGATCACAGACGTGGCCCGAGTGCGGATTCTACGGAATGAATTTAAAGAATGGCGACTGCAAGGAATTCCTAAAAGAATTTGAACGGGTATACGACGATGCCGACAATGGAATATTTTTATTAGAAGAATGGCACGACAGTTATGTGTTCGGCGACATCTTAAGTCGTATGAAAAAGATTGCTCCCAACGTGTTAGACTATAGCGCAGAGATGTATTTAAAAGAAGCTAAGACAGGAGGCGGGGGACATCCCCTTATTAATTCAGTGTTAGGCAAATGGATTGATCATATGAAGGGTGATCGCAAAAACACAGGAAAAAGCTTACCTAAAGATATTATGGTAAAGAGAAAAGAAAAGTATTGGAAAAATAAATGAAACCTTGGATATTTGAAGTAATGGTCGACATAATCGGCGATGCTAAATGCAACACCGTTGCAGAGATTGGTACACATAACGGCGGCACAGCACAGCAATTAATTAGCTTGCTTGCTCCGCGCGTTGAAAAATTAATGTATTACGGGTACGACATCTTTGACGCAGACAATCCTGATCTAGAGTTTCACAAGCAAGAACGCAATGGCAAGGCGCCTGCGTCTTACGATCAAGCTTTGTATACACTGCGTAAAATATCTAAGCGGCTCGGAAATATCGAGTACACTCTCTTTAAAGGGTTTACTACTGACACTCTTGTTACTCCGCAAGTTTTTGATTTTGTATATATCGACGGCGGGCATAGTTATGACACAGTTAAGCATGATTATTCCATGGTCAAAGACAGTAAGTTAATTGTATTTGATGATTACAAAATTCCAGGAGTACAACAGGCAGTAACAGAAATAGAAGCTACTGGAGTTGCTGTAGAAATTGTTAGCACTCCGTCAAAGCATACTTGGGCTGTTATTAGAAATTAATATATTCTCTCATATGGCGCCAGCAGCTACCATCTTCTAGTTCGCTAAACTTCCAATGAAACATACTAATACGCTCTAGCCATTTTTGTCTATCAAATTCCACAGGAGTTTCTATTTTAGAAAAGTCAGTGTGCGCAACTTCTGCGCATTGGCTTGTTTTAGGACCAGTAATAAAAGCAGGATATCCCATAATGATCGGACCTACTATTGAGCTACTATTGTGGTTAACTACTGCCCATGCCTTGGATAAATCTTCTTCAAATGTTGTTCCGATATTAATTTTAACACCAGGCAAACGTGTAATCTCAGGTAAGTTTAAATAGCTGCTTGCATGTCGATCGTTGGGGTGTCCCCGGACAATAATCAATCGATTGCTATACTTTCTAATCTCTCGAACAGTAGATAAAATCCATTCAACTACTCCTGTGTTGGCCATACTCCAACCGCCATTGCGCTGGCAGCATAGCACAATGTTTCTGCCTACAGTTTTATGATTACCTAATTGTATTCCTAAGTCGTTGCTTATCTGTTGCCATCTTTTTGGATCCGGATTAGTGTCACAGTATATTCCCGTATTAGGAAATACTCCATCAAAGCTATATCTTAAATAATGATGCGGCTCATTTGTTTTATCTGCATAAAGAAATAGGTTACTATCGGCAGTGACTACATGTCGATTTCTTTCTCGCTGAGTAGTAATTATATCTTGACGCAGCTTTAAGTGAAGTGCTTCTTTACCAAACTCATGTGTCCACCCTTGTATTACAGCAACGTCAGAATTTCTAATCTTAAAGTTGTCTACTACTTTGCCATTGTCTCCTGCTTGATCTACTCCGGCAGCAAACTTTGTCAACAGATCTATTTTTTCTGCTTTCTTATTCTTTGGTGGAATAACTTTGAGATAACTATACACCTTCATTTACAATATTCCAAGCATATCCTGACTGTAGTTCTTCTAGTGTAAATTGACAGTACGACAAGTGTTTAGCAAAGTTAACACGAGTTTTGTCAGCTGGAGTTTCTAATTTTTCGATATCACTAATGCGAGTACTACATACTGTTGACGCAGCGTTAGGTGCAAGTGCAATAGCAGGCACACCGTACAAGATAGCTTCAGTGGCAGCAATGCTATTAAATGTAATCAAGCAATAAGCATCATCAAGTACTTGCCAAATTGTATTGTTTGTAACTCGTTCACGTCTTGTTGGCTTTTCTCTAATTTCAATTTCACGAATAGTATGTCGTTCAATTCTTCTCACAGTGTCACGAATCCATTGATTTAAATCTCTATTATAGAAGTTCATCACTTTGTCGCTCGGCGGACATATTAAAATCTTTTCACCTTTAGGAGCCGGTGTTAATTCCCATCGAAGTTTAGTTAGTCTATCTTCAGGTCGTTCTATTATAGGTCCTAAGTATTGTAAATTATTTTTTGTTACTCTATGATAGTTCTTTGCTTTTGATCCAGCTACTTGTAAATACCCTGTATCAATTGCATAGAAGTCTCTACTAGTGTCCATGCAATGTTTTATTGCCTCTTGACTACTTTTTCCAAGTCCTCTTATTATCAAAGGACTTTTAGTATTTTTCTCACTGCTCCAATTTGATATCCTTCCTGTTGACCCTTGTGCAAACGATTCGCAAACTTTATCAAAGACAAGTCCTTTTGCTCCTAAGTTTACTTCTTCAGGATCGACATTTATTGCGACTGTTTTAAGTTCTTTTGCCATTGCCTTCATTTCCTCTTTGGTGCTGTAAAACTGTTCAATTGGATCTAACAGTCCCTTCAGTGCTAGGTTTAGATATTCTTTATGGAATTCCGGCAATGATAGATCGTTAATATCTATATGGCGCTTGCGCTCAATTTCTAACTTTTTTTTTTATATTTGGCTCGCGTGTTGCTTTGTGCTAATAGAGTTTTGTAATATTCTACTTGATATTGATACCAGTCAACCGCGTATTCGCAATTTTGATATTCATCAAACCACGGGCCGCCTTCAGTGTAATGAATAAGCCTAGGTGCACCATCTTCTGGTTCGTTATACCATCCTACTAGCCAGTTCCATTCGTGACTAATTTCGCCAATCTCTTCATCTTGCAACCAGCTAAATCTGTGCAAGTATGCTCCGTTGATTTCTGGCTCATTTACTAGTTCAGTGGTTAGTTTTTGATTACTAGGATGTTCGCAGTTAAACAGTACCATACTTGACCAGTTTTTTCTTGGATAGATGTGTTGCTGTTGCCCATCCATCTTAACTCCTTCTTTAGGAGTGTAGTCATGGTGTACGCACATTACAGCATATTTTTCGTTTACTTGATCAAACAATTCTTTAACATCTCTTTTGAATATCATATCACAATCTATAAACAACGCCCAGCCTTTGAACCCATTAAGTTCTGGTACTAGAAAACGAGTAAATGTAAATTCTGTTGATGCTAGCTTGTCAACTGACCTGCTGTAATATCCGCGTTTGCGAAGATCAGCTTGCTTCAACGGAATCACTTCAACTGGCACGCTTGCTGTATCAAGGATGCTTTGCTTGCATATTTGAAACGCAATATCTTCTCTGCTGTCCCATCCAACGTAAATCTTTAATGGGTTAATTTCTTCTGACAATGTCTTCCTCCACGCACTGTTCTCCGTACTGTACTTCTAAAATGTGACAAGGCTGTGCTGTGTCGTTTCGTGCCTTGTGCCACGTACCCTTACCTATTATATATCCGTTGTTTAGTGGATGCAGATTTATAACTGATTTGCGGCCCTGGTATTCCGTTGTTAAATGGCATATTCCACTAAGTACATACCAGTGCTCATTTCTAATTTGGTGTTTTTGATCGCTTAGGCTTTTTCCCGGTAGTATTACTAATTCTTTTACTTTGTAGCCTGGTTTCTCGTCTAGTACTCTGTACCATCCCCATTCGCGTTCTGTTTTAGGATTCTTCCATTCGTCTAATATCCAGCTTGACGAATTCTTCTTGTCATCACCGCCGATACCCCAAGCAAAAGTAACACCGTACTGATTCTTGTACATGTCGTATTCTGGGCAATTGCCTTGTTGCCTATCTCCGCCATTGGCAAAAATGATTTCGGTTTGTTGCCCGTGTGTTGACATCACTCGAAATAAAGCGTGGCACGCTGTACCTGATGAATCGTCGAAACCAATAACTTGATCCACCATGTCCAAATGTTTAATGATGTTACACCGTTCTTCAAAGGACATAAATGGCTTACCCTTTTTTCGAGTAAGCCAATCATCTGAATTAACTCCAACTATTAATTTATCACCCAAAGCTTTTGCTGCTTTGAAGTACTCGATGTGCCCGCTGTGTAAAGGATCGTAGCCGCCCGTACAGAGTACAATTTTCATTTTTTAACAATCCTTCCTTTAATGTAGTTATTTGGCTTTTCGTTAGGAAAACAAAGAATTGAATGATTTGTATTCGGATCGTAAAACCAAGATTTTCCTCGTTTTCCGTTTCCTGCTGCATATCTTTTAGCAGGGTCTTTCATTTGTTCTTTTGACTTTTGTTTTCTTATCTCAATTTGTTTAGGGTCCTCAAATTGTTTTCGGTTTGCTTCTTGAAGTTTTTCTTTTGTTTTTTTGTTGTGTGCTTTTCCAAGCATCGGAGGATCTTGAAGTTTTCGTTTTTCCTTCATCAAAGATCGAGTTTCGTCAGAATGTGTTTTTCCATAATAAGGATTGTTTATCCCTTTTTGTGATTCACCTATTACTTTTTTAGTTTCTTTAATTATAGATTCATAACCTTTAGACGATATTTTGTATCTTGTTTGATGAGAATTTTCTCTAATCATCATTGTTCTAATAGCATAGGACATTTTTACTTTATCTTGGCCTTCTGTCATTTTAACAAGAAGTCTATGACAAATAAAATGTTCTTTTGCTGTAATCGCCACTAAGTTTTCTTTTTTATTCGAGCCACCTAAACTTTTTGGGATTATATGATGATTCTCTTTATAAACTGATTCTTCTAAAGGATTATTTTTTCTATTAGAGATAATGCTGTTATACCATCTTGTATATTTGTTATTCTTAAACATACAATTATTTATCAAACTTTGAATCAAATCCGCCTGTAACTAGTACAACTTTCTTGATTGATTTCATAACGGTATTTATATTTTTGTTACAGAACAGGAATAATATTTCGCGTAAAGTAATCATGTATTATGTGCCCAAATAAAGTCTTTTCGAATGCCATCAACCATAGAATAATTTAGTTTTTTAATTTATTATTGATCATATTTTTCCTTTAAATGAAACCATGGATCGCCCCTTAGTATTTCGTCTTCTCTCCACTGACAATAACCTAAGTTATATAACCATTGATTTCTTTCAAAGTATTCTGGATTTTCTAATAACGACAAATCTTTATTTGAACACTCCCAGGCCATTGAACTAGGGCACAAGCTGAACGTAGGAATTCCTTCGCATATACTCTCAGTTAATGCGTTACTGTTGAACCCGACAACAGCTGAAGCATTATTAAAGTCTTCATACAATCCGGCTCCGCCCTCTAAAGGCTTGGCGCCGTGTGTATTAGGTGATATTTCTACATTGACAATATTGAGATTATGAATGATTTCCAATTGCTGCTCTTGACGCAAGGGATGAAGTCTTAGTCTTATTTTCCGATCAGTATTATTTCTTATATCAGCTACTGTACTGCTTAAGAAATTATCATAAGTTTTATACTTCTCTATCAAATTCTTTAAGCTACTGTCGCCTGGACGTTGTAATATAACTAAAACGTATTCGCCCGATTCTTTCCAGTCTTTAATTTCTATTTGTTGTTCTTTTTGAATTCGTAACCACCTGTCTGGGGGAGAATTTTCATTGCAGTAGTTGCCTTCGTCTCTAAAATAACTAGTCCAACTGTACCTGTGATATGCCATAGGGCTAGGCGGACGAATCATATTCTTTCTAAAAACTGAACTTTCAGTAACTAAAAAAGGCTTATTGCTATCTAAAATAAATTGATAATATTTTTTAAGCTTCTTTCGCTTCTGACTAATAATATTATTTTGCAAATAGATATCAGCTGACAATATTGTTTTTTGGTCTTCCCAAGGTACTATCTTAAAATTAGGCAGTTGAGGGATAGGGTGATTTCTGTATGCTTCTTCAATTCCGACTATTAATGGTTCAGAAGTTTTCATTTACAAAAACTAGTCCTCTATTTCTGACAAAGGCTTTTTTCCGCTTGTGTGTATTCATTGTAGAATGTTCTCTTAATTTCTTTGTCTTTAATTTGTCATAAATTAAGTTGTATTCTGCAAACGTATCAATCCAATACTGCTCTTCCTGTAAATTAACATGATGATGCCCGGCCCAGCCCGGCGGAGCATAAGTCATTATTACTGATTTACAACACTGAAACGCTTGCATGTAATTTGGTATATATTCCTCGTACACATGCTCAACAAACTCTACGCTCCAGCCTAGATCGTATTTTTTTGTTAATGGAGCAGGACCCGTTGTAAAGTCGTGTATTAAAAAGTTGTCTGCATTATATCGGTCGAGGGTGTAATCTCCATCAACTCCGAAGCTTTTAAATCCTTGCTCTTCTGCTAGCTGCACCATACCGCCTGGACCGCATCCAATATCCAAAAACGATTTACTATTAAGTTCTTGTGCTGCCCATAGTAATGCACCTTTGTCTAAATGAGTTTTGTTAGCGTGTCCGCCTAAATGTTCTTCTAATGTTGCCATATTTCTATATCCAATGAATTTCTCTAAATATTTATCAGTAGTTTTTTGATCGCCTTTTAATGTTAAAAACGCACTATCATTTTTGTTCTTTCCAACTGTAATCCATTCTACGCCAACTGGCATAAAGTTGTATTCATTGTCAAGCTGGGGCATAACTAGTTGATCTCTGCCCCATTTCCAATCCCTTATCGGCTTGGAATTTAATGCCTTGGCATACTGGTGCCTAAAATCGTCTTGTCCAAAAGTGACTAAGCCGGCTAACCAGCGCCCATCTTTAGGATGCTGCATAACGTAGTGAGCGTCAAACAGCGTTGCAAATTCTTCTTCTGTAAAACTTCTTGTACAAATAGTATCAGCATCGAGTGTGATAAAGCTTTCATTCATCGGTATTTTAGAAGCTGCTATAAATCTAACAGCTTGGAGATATGCTATCTTTACTTCGTCGTTTTGAAACTCTATTTCTTCTACGGTGTATTCGACAAACTCTAATTTTTCTAGGTTGATAGGATTAACAACGTGGCATCTTAATTTAATCCAAGGGCTATGATGATTGATTGATTTCAACAAACCGATCCCCCAATCATCATAGTATAATTGGTCACAAGCTATTAGTATACTATATGCTTGCATCTTCCATTCCTGCTACTCGTAGTTTAACAACGTTGGTAATTTGCCATTGCTTTTGGTCAAGTGCTTTTAATACACCTAACCATTTGTTGCGCAGTAGAGCAAATTCATTGATTAATATTTCGTAGTCAACTACTGCTTGTTCGCCATCGACATATTTTTCTACGTCTCTACTTGACAGAGCACGTTGATAGTTTTCTAGATATTTCTTGAAAAACGAGCTACGCAACTTGCGCAGCTCGATGTTCAAAAAGTGGAGTATTGCTTCGATCTCCTGAAGCTGATTAAATCGATGTTCAACAATGCCCGGCATTTCTGCCGCAGCCTTTTCAACATTACCTTTAAGCTTTACTTCAACTCTTGCAGTAAGAAGCTCAGTTTCATAATGCTGTATTGCTGAAGGTAGTTGTCCAAGATCACGAGTGACCTTACTATACCATCCCATCTTTAATCCCACTCCTCCGCTTCGTCGTCTACATAACCTTCTGCGTCAATATCTAAATAATATCCAATCGCAGCGTCTAGCACAGCATCGTGTCCTAGCACTTCTTTGAAAGATACATCACTCACACCGTAGTCTGCTAACATATCAACAAATTTTTCTGCTACAACATCAATCTGCTTCTTATCCAAATATTCTTTAAATAAAGTCCAAACATCAGCTATTTGTTCTTCATCCATGGCGTTCACTCCTCGTTATTTTCTTCTTCAACTACTTCTACTTCAGCTTCTAATGCTTCAGCTTCTCTAGCTTCCTTCTCGATATTTAGCAGTTGCTCTTCCTTGGCAGGTAAATCAGCCATAACTATTTCCAGCTTGTCACCAGTCCAGTTTTTGCGGAATTCAATAACTTCTTCGCCATCAGTTGTCATGTACTTGTAGCGATTGCCTTGCTTCTCTAACAAGCCTCGTGCCTCAAATAAGTCAAACAATCCGCTGTAAGGATCCATGCCAGTTGAATAAGGAATCTTTACCTGTACACCTTCAAATGGCTTTGAGTATCGTGTTTTCATAACCTTGCAGCCAGCACGAATACCGTGAACCTGTGACGTTTTATTTCCGTCTGCGTCTTCTTTAAGCTTCATCTTCTTCATAGCCACAACAATACTTGATGCATATACGAATCCGCTGCCGCCTGAGATCTTGTCGTCCGGGTCAAACATATCCTGCGATGCGTAAGTGTGATTTGTAACAACCATGCCTACATTGTATGAACCAAACATGTTGACACAGTTTGTAACCAATGCTTTAAGTGCCTTTGCTTTACGTCCAAAGTCACCTTTCATATCACCTTTGTTAAACTGGTCTTGTTCAGTTGGTGACATAAGCATACCGAGTGAGTCAACTACAAACAACACCTTTGGGCGTTCATCTTCATTCATTGCTTTGTAGTCTATCATGAATGTTGAAATAGTCTTTGCCACGTCGTCGATCATTGCCATGTTAAGCTTTAGTAGTTTGCTTTCATCTGTGTCCACGTCTAGTGCGTGTAACCATGATTCGTCTAGTGCGTTCTCTGTGTCAATAAGCACAACATAAATTCCTTGTGCTTGTGCTTCTTTAACTATATTGCCGCTGGCAATATATGACTTACCTGCGCCAGATTCACCAGCAAACACACTCACTTTACCGAGTGGAATGCCTCTTCTGAATTCACCGCTGATAAGATAATTGAGAGCATAGTTGCCAGTTGAGATCCAGTCTGTAGGATCGTGGAAACCTGCGCTCATTCCCGTTATTGATTTTGTTAACGAGTTTCTAAACTTCGTAGGGTCAAATGTCTTTGATACCATTAATTTCTCCAAATTGGTTTATTGTACTGGGCCGTAGCCCAGTACTTAATAATATTCAGTTATAGTGTTATTATTATGTTTCTTGTCTGTTACGAATCATTGCAAGAATATTCCTTGCCGAATCGTCTGACGCCGGTGCAGGTGTTTCTGCTGCCGCTTCTTCATTGCTCTTAAACGGAATGTCATCGTCTTCATCTGCTGCCTCTTGCACAGGTGCCTTAGGTGCTGCTGGCTTCGATGCCGGAGTTGACTTGTTTGGATCACCCGTCTTTGCTTGCATACCTGCAGGACGGAAGTACTGGCTCCAACGATCTGGATCGTATGGTTCGCCATCGACACTTGCTTCAAACATTTCCATCATTACCTTTAGTTCGATTTCGCCTGGCTGCTTCGGAAGGAAGTCGCCCAAGTTAAACAAACCGTGTGTATTGACTGCTGCCATTTCTTCATCATTTAGAGGACGCTCACGACGTGCCCAGTTTGATGTACCGTAGTCGGCATATCCGCCTTTTGAGCCTTTGCTTAGACGAAAGTCAAGTCCGTTTGTGTAGTCAGTTGGCATATCTTCCATATCCGGGTCAAGCAAGCTTGCCTTGATGATTTGGAAAATCTGTGGTCCAATAATAAATCTACGAACTGGATTCTCTGGAGTTCTGTCATCTGTCAAAGGATTGTCTGCTACAAAACCTTGGAATACGTACGAACGCTTCTTCCAATACTTACGACCCATATCTTCAAGTGTTGGATCCTTGAACCATCCACGTACTTCGTTCAAAATGTCACATTTTTCACCGTACATTTCCATGCAAGGAATTTGTACTTGTACTGGACGAGAATCTGTCTCACCCTTGATGCCCTGGAATGGCAGCTTAATCATAAGACGTTCTTTCCAGAAAAAGTCGTTCTTATCATCGCCGTCAGGTAAGAAACGCATAGTACACGTCTCGCCTTCTTTGATATTCCAAAATGGGTAAATTGCTGAATCGCCTGGTGCGTTGTTTCCACCTGTGCGCGATTCTTGTTCTTTGAGCTTTGCTCTGATTTCTGATAGTGATGCCATAGTAATTGCCTCCTAAAGTTTTTGCCTATCTATGTGCTTTTGTGCCTATAATGTGTAGCACTTATTACATACTACACGATATTATTTATCATGTCAAGCGAAAAATGTCTTGAAAATGAATAAGTTAGCGGATCAAAGACCCGCTAACCTTGAGATGTCATTTAGTTCTTGTGATTCTTTTTCACTGTCTAATGGAGTCAACCGCCAGTGTCTAAACTCTGTTTGGTCTAATGTTTTAGTTACTCGTTTGCCTCTAACTGTTTCGCGATACTTTACTGGAGTGTCTAGTTTTACTAACACGTCTCCCAGTGTGCTTGGCTTGATTACTTCTCCTGTGATGAATCCGCCTTGTGGATAGATTTTAGTAGGATGCCAATCGCCGAGTCTATCCTTTTTCATAAAAGGACTTGTACCACGTACATTTATGCGAACACGTTGACCTGGTTCGAACTTTTCAGCCGCATCACGATCTTTATCAAAACGCTTCTTAATCATTGAGGTTTGATATTCTGAACTTTTATCAAAATCAGTTCTTTTCTTAGCGTTGCCTGGGGGTAGATCTAAACTCATTTGATCGTCATCTGCTTCTTGAATGTCAGGTTCTCTAAATCCATAACGCTCTGATACAAGATTGTTAACCTGCTCTATAAATCCCTTTGCCGGATCAATGAACTGATCGCCGTATTCTTTTTCTACCATCGTTAGTACTGATGTTTCGCCTTTTGGAAACTGGCCTGTGTGCCTGTCAAAATATGATAGAATAAATTCACCTAGTGGTATTTGTGGTTTTTCAGGTACATCTTTGTCTGGCATTTCATCATAGTCGTCAGCGTCGCCTTCGCCGAACTGTCCCATAGATTGATTAAACAGTTCTTCTAATTCTTCTTCTTCTTTTACGCAAGAGCCTTTTTCACCGCGTGTCTTGCCTGGTACTTTTTTATAACCGTCCCGGCACTTGTCATAAACTTTGCTGTTACCGTGTGCTTCGTCTACTTCTTTATCTTTTTTATTTTTGTTTGTATTACCTAATTTATCATTTATATCAGCTAATGTTTTCGAAGTTACAGGACCTAATTTTTTACGCTTTTCAGCAGCATCTGCTTGTGCTTTTTTAGATGCTTTATCCATATTACTATGCCATGCTTCTTCTACTTCTTTGTCTTTTTTGTACTTTTCAGGATCGCCTGTTCCGCCGCAATCCGGGCAACTCTTTGGGCAAGATTCGTCACAGTCATTTGCTGCTTCGCCTAGTAAATCATCCGGGCCCAGTGCTTTGGTCTTTGTACCTTCTTTTACTAGATTATAAATGTACGGAAATACATCTGATAATTCTTCATTAAACTGTTTAATAGTAAGTTGGTCAACCCAGTTTTCAGCAACATCCTCAGGAACATCTTCGAACATCGGAGTTTCAAAACCGTCAACTGCTTCGCGATAATAGTTAGGCTTTTGAAGATTTTCTATAGTCTTCTTTACAGTTACAATGCGTTCTCTAACAATATCCATATAATCAGCAAGGCTTTCTGCCATTACCGAACTGCGACCCATATAGTTTTTAAACTTACGAAGCTTTGACATTTCTTCTGAAAGTCCAGTAATGTGTCCGCCGAAATCATCGTATGGCTTTCCGCCTTCACTTACGTGACGTGCCATTGCTCTAGCACCGTTTAAGTGACGGAATGGATATTTAAATCGCTCGCCTTCTGCACTTTCAATATAAATGTTGCTAATGTTTCTTGTTCTTGCGCCTGGCATTTCTTGATTGATGCTTTCATTATGCTTAATAACAATTCTTGCATTGTCTACATCTTGATAGCTAATTCTTCCAGTACCATAAAGTTTAGATTCGTTCATCGAATATTCTCCGAAGTTATTCTGTGAAAGGAATTTGTAATCCCTTTTTGTAAGGTTTGTTTTTGTAATGTCTCTAACGTCAAAGTCTAGCATACGCTTCTTTGAAAAACGTCTTAGTTCTTTAAGAAACTCATACCAATTATCTTTAGTAGTTTCGTCTTCATCTTCAACAAAGTCTTTTGAATAGATTACAGCTAGTCTGTTATCGTCTGATAAGCTAACTGAAACTTTGCCTAGCGGTCTTTCTGATTCAGTATATTCAAAATCAAAGAATCGTGCATCGCCTGGCTCATTGGTAATGTTGCCTGCTTCGTCGCCAATTGTTACGTTTGGAAAACGACCGCGAATCTTATTAAAAAGATCTTCACTTATTTTACTTAAATCCATCATACTGTATTTATGTCAAACGTTTGAACTTATAAAGATTGGCATCGGTGGCTCGTAATCTGCTTCGTGTTCTGCTTGCACAAACGTATCGTACACACGAGGATCCCAATCTTTCAATACCACCATCATTCTTATAGCAAGCAATGATGCACTAACTAAGTCATCTGTTTGTCCATTTTTTGCTTGATAACTGCTGCCTGTTGCAACATAGTTTTTAAGTTCTGAAATAAATGGCTTGGACCGCACTGCCATTTTATCATTTTCTATCATTGTTTTTAGTCTGCTACATGCCGAAATCTTTGTTGCGTGTGTAGTATTAAACCCTTTGCGGAATTTTCTTACGTGTCCTTTTCTAATAGGCTCACTTACAAATAGTCCGGGAATATTTTCTTCACCTATATCGTTAATAACAATAAGAGCAGCTTCGCCTAAACTGTTGTTTTCCACACTCCAATAGATGCCTTGAGGGTTTTTTGTTTGTTCTTCAAGGTACATACAGATATCTTTTAGCACTCGTATTTGTCCCGGAATAGCAGTTGTATTATGTTGCCATTCTGCTACCTGCTCATAAGTAGGTAATTCAAATACTTGAATAGCTGCGTTGTCGCCTCCAGTTCCCATACTGGGATCAAGTGCCACAACGTATGTATATGACGGCGAGGGTTTTTTGTACCAGCGTGTTTGGCCCATATTAATAATAGGTGCATCGCCTCCCATTGATGCTAGCTTAATTGAATTGATTAGTGTTTCGTCAAATACAAGGAATTCACAACCGTATTCACGACGGAATTTCTCTTCGCCAATTCTGCCAATCTCGTCGCGCTTCCAATCTTCGTCTCTGTCTGGATGTTCACTCCAGTGAGATCTAAATGAGTGAAACCCGTTTTTGCCCAATGGTTGTTCATTACCGTGCTCGTCAAACTTGTCGTCTGCTGCTTTCCAAATAGTAGCAAATGTGTCTTCGTCTGAGTTAGGTGTACTTGTAAGAATTGCGCGTCCACCTGTTGCTAGTGTAGGTGAAATTGACGTCCAGAATTCTTCAGCAATGTTAGGTTGCACAAATGCAAACTCGTCACATTGATGTGAATTAATTTCGTTTGCTATTATTACATGATTCTCGGCATTAAAAATTTCATATGTATGCTCTAATACTATATCTTCAAGTTTGATTATTTTTTTAACAGTATTATAGGAATCTAATATATCTCCTACCTTTAAGTCAATTACTTTTATTTCTTTTTTATTAGAAAAAAA